GAATGATACACTTTGACCTGTTGTTGTTCCAGACGGAATTTCAGCATATAATTCTATGAAAATTCGTTTAGACAAATCATCTAAATCTGTTTGTTCAACGTAACATGATATAGTTGTTATCTCTGAAGTCGTAAATAAAATTGGTTTTTTATTTACACTTGCATCTTTTATTAATATTGGATTACTAACACCATCCGCATCTACACTATATACTTTAGGATAGTAATATGTTTGAACAGATGAAAAATCATTTACAGATGTATAAATATTGAATTCCCATAATCCACCAACTATCAATGTTGAATTAATAGAATCTGGATCAGTTGTAAATGTTCCTATTAAATTTGGAGAATTGTCGTTAGTTCCAAAATTATATGTAACTGATGTTTCATTATCAAAATCAGGAACAACTAATAAACTTTGTATTACAGGTGCTGTTGTTGTTGTATTATTATCAAAAAACAATGTTAATCCAGCAGAAATTCCTGGTGGTCCTTGTATTCCTGTATATCCAGTGTAACCTGTAAATCCCGTATATCCTGTGTAACCTGAATATCCTGTAGATCCAGTATACCCTGTTACACCAGTATATCCAGTGAAACCAGTATATCCGGTAAAACCAGTGTATCCTGTAAATCCAGTATATCCTGTGTAACCTGTATATCCAGTATATCCTGTATATCCAGTGAAACCGGTATAACCGGTAAAACCTGTATATCCCGTATATCCCGTATATCCAGTAAATCCAGTATATCCAGTAAATCCAGTATATCCTGTAAAACCAGTATATCCAGTAAAACCAGTATACCCAGTGTAACCAGTGTATCCAGTATAACCACTATATCCAGTGTATCCTGTAAAACCAGTATAACCTGTAAAACCAGTGTATCCTGTAAATCCAGTGTATCCAGTGTATCCAGTGTATCCAGTAAAACCTGTATATCCGGTGTAACCTGTATATCCTGTATAACCACTATAACCAGTATAACCTGTAAAACCAGTAAATCCTGTATATCCAGTATAACCGGTGTAACCAGTATATCCTGTAAAACCAGTATATCCTGTATAACCAGTATAACCAGACGATCCTGTATAACCAGTATATCCTGTGTGTCCAGTATACCCAGTATAACCAGTATAACCAGTATATCCAGTATATCCAGTATATCCAGTATATCCAGTATATCCAGTATAACCAGTATAACCAGTATATCCAGTATATCCAGTATAACCAGTGTATCCAGTATAACCAGTATATCCTGTATATCCAGTATAACCTGTGTAACCAGTGTAACCAGTATAACCGGTAAATCCAGTAGTTCCAAATCCTGTAGGACCAGTAGGACCATATGGTCCAGTAACACCAGTAGGACCGGTATATCCAGTTGTGCCTAAACCACTTGGTCCAGTTGGCCCGGTAGAACCTAGAAAAGTTCCAATATTAGTAAATGTGTTTGGAGCAGTTGTGCAGATATATAAATCTTGATTAATAACATATGCATCACCAACAGTTGCATTCGTAGGCAATTCAGAAACATTATTCAATGATCCTTTTATATAAATAGTTCCTGGAGATATACCACCAATCGTTGTTCCAAATGGTAATTGTATATTTCCATCTTTATATTCTATTTTTAAATCGTTAAAATATATAGTATCAGATACAAATAAAGAATTAAATGCAAAACCGGTTGTTCCTAGATTCATTATACCTCCAGTTACGGGCACAACGCTAGAAAATACAGTACCTCCATATGATCCAGTTGGTCCTGTAGGACCAGTACCTCCACCAAGTGGACCAGTTGGACCTATATTACCAGTTGGACCAGTTGATCCAGTTGGACCTGTTACACCAGTTGCTCCACCAGTTGGACCAGTGTATCCAGTATATCCAGTATAACCAGTATATCCTGTATAACCAATATATCCAGTATATCCAGTATATCCAGTGTATCCAGTGTATCCAGTATATCCGGTATATCCAGTATAACCTGTATAACCTGTATAACCAGTCCATCCAGTCCATCCGGTCCAACCAGTATATCCAGTATATCCAGTATACCCAGTCCATCCTGTATAACCTGTATAACCAGTGTATCCACTATAACCGGTATATCCAGTATATCCACTATAACCCGTGTAGCCAGTATATCCCGTATAACCAGAATAACCAGTATATCCTGTATATCCTGTGTATCCTGTATATCCTGTATATCCTGTATATCCTGTAAATCCAGTATAACCTGTATATCCTGTATAACCAGTATATCCAGTGTAACCAGTATATCCAGTGTAACCAGTATAACCAGTATAACCAGTATATCCAGTGTAACCAGTATAACCAGTTGTTCCGGTAGGACCTAATATATCAGTAAAACATAATTCTTTAGTTGTAGTATTATAAGCAACTGCTTTTAAAGGAGCAGAGTAAAAATCAAAAAATTGTAAAGCATTAATATACAAAGAATTAACAAGTTGGATAGACATTCTTTCTTGAATGTTAGAAATAGTAATAGGTAGTGCACCATTAAAAAATGGATTATTAGTTGAGATTAACGATTCAAGTCTCCATTTCCAGCATATTTCAGCCTCAATTTGATATCTTTCTAATTCAGTAACACTTCTATTTACAATAACTAATTCAGCAATACACGCCGCTACTGCAAAAGATGTATTAGCATTATAAGAGTTAATATATAGATTAGATGTGTATGAACCACTAAAATCAGCCGGTGTACCAAGATAATCAACAGCGTATACTTGATTACCATTTATATAAGATGTAATATAGTTAATATTACTTGGATCAATAGAAATAAATTCTAATAATTGCCATGTATCAGGTATAGTTGCTTGAAATCCTTGTTTAAATTTAGAAATTAAATCACCATTATTATTATATTGACTAACACTGTAATTATTCAATAAACTAGGATAATAACTAGCAAGTGTATAAAAGTTTTCACCAGAAGATAAACTTTGTGCTTGAATCATTGGACTTGAAACATTTTGTTTAATAGGGTAATACAAGAGAAATACTGATATTCCTGATCTATTTATAGGAAAAGATGGTATAAAACTTTGTTGTCCTTTTACATAAGATACAATACCTTTATTATTCAATGCTCCTTGAATATATAAAGGTCGTGAACCCAAACTAGGAGATGTAGCATTCCATCCATTTTTTAAACTTGGCCACGAATCAACTGGTTGTGCGGTAGTATATGATCCTGATATAGTATCTGCATCTAACCATAATTCAACATTAGGTATTGATGAAATAAAATTAAATGACCCAGTAAATTGATAATCAGCGAGATTTATCGTACCAGTTGTTTGATATGATGGACCAGTAGGACCAACTGGACCTAAATATCCAGTAGGTCCAGTTGAACCTCTTGGACCAGTATATCCAGTCCATCCAGTATAACCAGTATATCCAGTAACACCGGTAATACCAGTTGGACCTTGTGGACCTTGTGGTCCAATAATAATACCAATATCAACCCATACTAAATTATTTGAGTATACCCATAAATTATTACCAATAATATAAGAATCTCCAATATTAGCAGATATTGGTAATTGCGAAGGATTAGAAAATTCTCCAATAATTGTAATAGTACCAATAGAAACACCACCAATTAAAGTTCCAGGTGGTAATTCAATAATACCATTATTCGAAGTCATAGGTATACCATTTATAAAAATTGTATTTGTATAAACATTATTAAATTGTGATAAAGGATCTCCAAGATTATAAAAATTATTTTGAGAGGGTATAATATCATGAATTAATGTACCGTCTTCTAAAAGAACACCGGCGTTAGCTATTGGACCTGTTGGTCCGGTTAAACTAGGGATTTTTCTGAGTACTTCGTATTCAACAGTTTGGATTATTTGTTCTGTTAATGCATCATTTAATCTAAAACTCATTTTACTATATTCAAATATAAAATTTTAAAAATAAGAATTCTATAAATATATACATAAAGAATTATAATAATAATAATTTAAAGAAATTTTTTTATAGATAATTTATAAAAAATGTCAGAATCTATTTCATCGATTTCAGTATATTCTTCAACTAAATCAGATCATTTTGACGAGAGCATTTTGGAAAAATGGAAAAAATTAAATAATGATAGAATCGATAAAAATACATATATAGAATATTCATTATTTTTTCGGAATATTTTTAGTATCGAAGAAAATGAATTGTATGAACAAAAAATATCTAATATTATTTTTAATATTTGTTTATCTCAATATTCTAAATTTGAAATTAAAGAAAATAAAAAAATAAATTTTATTGAAGAAAAAAATTGTAAATTAGTATTTACATCAATATTTATTATTTCTTATTCACAAATTTTATCTTTACCAATTATTATAGAATTTATTAAAAAAACAATAGATATAAGAAAATTCATTGAATGTACACAAAAAATTATTGAACTATACGATAAAGGAAAAAATAATGAATCTAATGATTGGAATAAAATATGTTCAAAAATAATGAACGAAAAAGAATTAAATACTAATATTATAGAAATTAAAAAAAAGATAAAAATACTTATTGAAGAACTTGAAAAACTTTTAGAAGAAAATGAAGAACTATCATCACTTGATGAAGAACCGCCTACAAAAAAACAAAAAAAAGATGGAAAAAAAATAAAAAATAAAAAGTATATGTCTTTAAATAAAATAATGAAAAGTCGTATTAAAAGAAGTCGTCGTCGTTCACGTAGTAAATGTAAAAAATATTTATCTAAAAAGATTGGAATTAATATTGGAGAATTTAAAAATGGATTATATTCATCAAAGTCTCAGGCTATAGCTGTTGCTTATTCACAAGTAGGTAAGAAACATCCACAATGTAAAAGAGTTTTACAAAAACGTTCTAAAAGACGTTCTAGAAGAAGAATGTAATAATAATATTAATTTATAACATTTTTGTTATAAATATAAAATGTCAATAATTGATTATAAAGATATAATTTTAAATTTTTTAACTTTATTAAAAAATAAAGAAGATAATAATAATTTTCAAATTCGAGCTTATGATAAAGTTATAAAGAATATAAAGGATGTTAAAGACCCGATAGTTTCATTTTGTCAAGTAGAAAATATAGATGGAGTAGGTAAAAGTATAAAACTAAAGTTAAAGGAAATTATTGAAACAGGTTCATTAAAAGAACTAAAATCAACAAATGATATTATGTCTGAATTATTACAAATTTATGGCGTCGGACCAAAAAAAGCGAGAGAATTAATTGAAATTCATCATATCTCAAGTATTGAAGATTTAAGAAATAAAATAAAAGATAATTGTAAACTTTTAACTTATTCTCAAGAAATTGGATTAAAATGTTATGAGGATTTTCTAGAAAGAATACCTAGAGAAGAGATATATGAACATCAGAAACTTTTATCATTAAATAAAGATAAAGGTGAAATTGTAGGAAGTTTTAGACGTAACGAGAAAACAAGTGGTGATATAGATATTATGTTAAATATGGACGTTGATGAATTTAATATATATATTAATAAATTAATTGATAAAAATTATCTAAAATTTATTCTTGCAAGAGGGGATAAGAAATTATTAGGAGTATGCGCGATAAAAAATAGTAAAAATAGAAGAATCGATCTTATTAGAAATACAACAGAAGAATATCCATATATGAAATTATATTTTACAGGTCCAAAGGAATTCAATGTTGTATTTAGACAACATTGTTTAGACATTGGACTTAGTTTGAACGAACATTCATTTACACCTGAAGTTAAAGGATTGAAAACAGAGAAAGATATATTTAATTATGTCGGTCTGAAGTATGTCGATCCAGAAAATAGAAATGCATACTGTTTACAGAAAAAGTAAATTCATTTATTATAACACAATTATTTTGTTATAATAAAAATTATAAATTTTGTAGCCATTTATCAAATGGAATATTCATTTGTTTCATTTCAATACATTTATTTATAATACGTTCAAATCGAATTAATACTTCAGGTGACGTATATTTAAAATTATATTTTGACTCATTAATTAGATATGCTATTTCTCTATTAAATGTTGGTATAGATTCAAGTAAATATATATTTTTACATAGAAAAAACTTCACATCATTTATTTTTTCTTTCTGTTCAGATTCAGACATTATTTAGTATATATTATCTATTTTAATTATATTAATTCAATTTTATTTTCCCGATTTTCTTTTTCTTGTAGATTTTTTTGAAGATTTCCTTCTTGATATTTTTTTTTTACTTAATTTTGAAATCATTTCTTTTCTAATTTTATTTAATTTACTTTTATTAATTTGTCCATTACTATCAAATACCTCTTTATCACATACATAAATTTCATGTATATCAGATAATTTATCTATTGTTATTTCAGGTAAATTTTCTGAAAATTTATCTAAAATAGTATAAACATCATTATAATAACTAAAAAAAGATGAACTTACTGGTTTATTCTTTTCATTTTGAAAATTACATCCTTTATCAAGACTATATAATTTAATTAAATTTTTTAAATGTTGTTCCTTATCTGTTAAACATTTAAGATAAAGTTTGTTTTTTGTATATTTATAGACACTACATAATAATTTTAAAACATCTTTATTATTAATTAATTCATTATTTTGACTATAATTTCCATACATATATAATGATTTATTATCTCCTAATTTTTTTACATATGCTCTATCAAAATCATATATATACACTAAATAAAGAACCTTAACAATATATTTCTTTTTATTTATAAAATATACTAAATTTAATGGTTTATCTAATGGACGTATCATTATATTTCCTGTATGTAAATCATTATGAACACCTTTAGAAAGTGATAAACTATAACATGCCACAAAGATCTGAAATAAAATATTAAATATATTGATTTCTTGAATATAATTACTTACTAATAAATCATGAAAACTCATTATATTATCATAAGTTTCTGTTAAAATAATATTAAATTTAATTTTATTTATATCAACATCAATTTTATTATCTCTACTTTTTTGCTTACGAATACTTACATCACTAAAACCATAATTATCAGAATAATAATCTAAAATATTATTATTTATACTTCGTTTTAACCGTCTCTTTACAATTTGTGAACGCAATTTTCTATTTTTTGTATAATAATGATTATCTAACATTTTAAATAAATTATCATATGAACATAATTTACCAACACCTAAAGATCTTATAAAATTTGGACATATTTTTAAATCAACTAATGGTGTTACAACTAGACTATATACATTTGACTCATACATAAGACCATCTATTGCATTCTCTAAATCATCATAATTTTCATCTTTATCTTTTACTAATTTAAAAAATGATTTATCAGCATAAATTTTTATAAATCCTTTGTTTATTTTCTCTTCTTTATAATATACATTATCTTTAAAAGTTATTATCCAAGCATCAGTTGGACTCGCACCAGTTGCTATTCCCTTTACTCTTTTTATATAGTTATATATATTACATATATTGTATTTATCATCAATTATCATATTTTTTATTTTAAGATATATATTTTTTTTAAACTTTTGAGTTTAAAAATTAAATTTATAATATTTCTATAATCTCTCCAACTATTTTCAAATGATTTTCACACATTATAAATCGTGAATTTACTTTTATATATTCCGGGCGATATTTAAAATGTAACTTAATCATTGCATTATCATTTGTCCGTAAAACATTATCATCATTAACTACATTTCTTGAATTCTTTTTATCTTTTATTTCTAATATTCGAACTGTTTGTCTTATAGAATTTAGACAAAATAACGGTTCATATCCTTTTTTTATAGTTGTAGAATGTGATTTCATTACATCTACTTTCGCAATAAATGTTTTAACCGCTAACTTCTCTGATTTTGAAGATATTAATACTATACCTTTTCTTATCAGTTTACGATCTATTTTCTTAAACGATAAACATACATATGAACCGGATGAGACAATTTGGACATTTACTTTCTTTGAATGTATTGACTTTATTGTAACTGATTCGTATGTACCATCTGTGCTATTTGGTCCTAGTAATAAATTATCACCTACACGTATTGTTCCAGATAATAAATGTCCTCCGATTACTATTCCAACTCCCTTAACATGAAAAATATTATCAACAAAATATTCAACTTCTTGATTCTCATCATTCTTTGGTTTCTCACCTATAATATTAAAAAACATCCTTAACTTATCTAATCCTTCACCAGTTACGTTACTTATTTGAAAAATCGGTGTAATACTATTACTATATATATTTTTACATGATAATATAATATCTTCATTATCTTTAATACGAACACCAATACGCCTTACTGATGGATGTTTTAACAACTTATTTATCTGATCATTTGTTTCCTCTAATACATTAGCCCTATCTTTACATAAATCTATCTTACTAATAACAAATATAAACGGTATTTTAAAAGTAATACAAATAAATATATGTTCAACAGTCATTTTGGATATCCCATTATTTGCTCCTATCATTATCATACATATATTTGGTATAGATGATGAAATCCCTAATATTGTTGTCTTTAAATATTTCTCATGTCCTGCTAGATCAAAAAATGAAATAATTTTTGTACTTCTTTGAACTATATCATTCCATGATAATTTATTTACTCCTTGATAATTCACAATTTGACCTTTATAATCATACCCTAATATTTGATGAGATATTGATGATGTTCGACCTGTTTTTAATTCATGTGAATAATTAAACACTGACATGCGTGATAATCCTCTTCCATTATCTAATTGTCCTGTTACTAAACATCCTAATGTACTGGATTTAGATGAGTCTACATTACCAGCGATTGCTACTTTAATATCTATGTATTTATTATTTGTATTTTCTCTTACTAATACTTCATATATGTTTCTTTCCTTTGAAATTGGTGTTTTCTTTAATATCTGTACATAATAATTATTCTTATCTGCTATAACATTTAATATCTTTATTGCATCAACATATTCTTCTTCTGTTATGCCTACTTCTGTACCATCATCTTCAACCCCAATAATATAAAAACATTCAGAACTTGGACTTTCATTACATCTATATCTCATTTGAGTTGCTAATTCATTAATTCTTTGTTCTGAATTATTCTTTAATTTTAATTTATATTCAATATTACCTTCATTATTCTCAGGATCCATTATAATAATATATATTTTTTTTTTAAATATAAAAAAAATATTCAATTTAATAAAATGAATTTTATTAAAAATAAAAAACTTTTTATATTTATTATAATTTTAATTATTGGATTCATTAGTTACATTAGTTATACATATTTAAAAAAAGTTAATATCTTTGAAAAATTTCCACCTATGTTATGTTTTGGTGAAACATGCATATCTGACGAAAAGTATGAAAATTTACCTCCTATGTTGTGTGTTGGTGAAACATGTATAACTGAAGAAATGTTAGGTAAAGTTATTTTAAAATCTGATGAAGTTACACCTGTAACTACTCAAGAACCGACAACTACTACCCAAGCACCGACAACTACTACTCAAGCACCGACAACTACTACACAAGCACCGACAACTACTCAAGCATCGGCAACTGCTACTCAAGCATCGGCAACTGCTACTCAAGCATCGGCAACTGCTACTCAAGCACCGACAACTACTACACAAGCACCGGCAACTACTCAAGCACCGGCAACTACTACACAAGCACCGGCAACTACTCAAGCATCGGCAACTGCTACACAAGCACCAATAATGACTGTTTTACCTACAACTACTACAGCACCTTTTATTACTGAAATAGAAATACCAACTACTACACAATTTCCTATTATAACACCAGCAGTAACTAAAACTGAAATAGAAATACCTGTGACAACAGAACTACCAATAACAAAAGAATCAATAATTGACACTTCTCAACCGCTTTATAAAACATATGCTCAAATATTTAATAATTAAATAATTTTATTTGTTCTTCTTCTGATAATTTAGTATCTCCTTCATACTTATATGCTAAATTTTCACTAATTAATAAAGAATTTACTGATTTAAAATTAATATTTTGTAAATCAACGAGTAAACGACCATATTTATCAAATTCAAGACAATTAATATAAACAATAGTTATATTTTTTTCTAATAATATTTGTATATCTTTAGAAGAACTATCGTTATTAACTTTTATTTTTCCATATGATAAAAAATCTATAACTCGATTTCTTGCTTCCAACGCTTTTTCTTTTAATAATTTATTTTTTGAATGTAATTCTGCTGTATCAATTCCATCAATTCTTACTATAAACTTATAATATTTATCAAATAACTTAAATACAACTTTTCCAGTATCTCCATCATGTACATCAACTAATCTTGCATATGTTTTAATTCCATTAAGAGAAAATAATTCTGTCTCTATTCCGTGATTTGTAAAATCATTCATTTTTTCTTTTATATTAATTAAGATATAATAATTAATATAATAATGCATAATTAACTTTAGTCAAATAAACTATTCCAAGAATCTTTTTTTAAAAAATAATTATCGTATTTATCATTAAAATTATTGTTCAAGAATGTTTTAATTAGTTCATCTATGTTATCTTTAATATTATCGTTGTAATGTTCGATATCTTTTATGCTAAATTTATTAATTTCATATGCGTATGTATAAGTTATTGACTTTCTCCAACTTAAATAATTTTCTAAATTATCGTCATATTCGTTATTATCATCATTCATAGATAAAAGTGGAATAAGAAGAGTATCATGTAGATATAAAAATAATAAAAAAGTTTTTATATCTTTATTTTCTACAGAATAATCAATAATATTTGTTAAATATTTATATTCATCATCATCCTTACTAAAATTATATTTAGAATTGCAATTTTTATCAAAGTTTTGTTTAATATTTCTTAACATTTATCTATATGTAGTTATAATTTTAAATAACATTTTAGAGTTTTTTAAGTATATCACAAACTATAAATTTAACATAAAAATATATTTTAATTATATAAATAAATATGGATGATGTTCTAATAGATATAGCAGAATTTATAAATAATGATAATATAACAACCGATGAACAAAATGCAATAAGAGAATTGTATAATAGTATATATTCTAAACAGATTGATGCAACGAATATAGTTAGTTATGTTGTTCTATTAATGAAAATAATAAATACTCATAAAACAGTTCCAAATATTGATAAAAAGAAATTAGTTATATTTGTTTTACTAAAATTTGTAGAATTAAATATAACAAACGAAGATGAAGCGAATATTCTGAAAATGTTTATAAATAATATTTTACCAAATATGATAGATACATTAATATCAATTGATAATAAAGAAATAATAATAAAAGCTGAAAATTATGTCAAAACATTTTGTCAAAAAATTAAAACAAAATTATGTTGTTTTGGATAAAAATATATATTTAAAGAAATAAATAAAATCATTTGATGGTATTTACTAAGTATGTATATGATAAAAAAAGATATTTGAATTTGAAAAAAAAAGAAAAGGTTGCTTTTATTCGTAAAACTATTAATGAATTAGTAACGATTCTACATAATCCTGAAATAATAGAAAAAAATGAAAATAATGAAGATGTGCAACATCAATTTCATAGTAATTGTCAGATAATAAGACAAATAATAGGTAATAATAAAGTATGTAAAATAGAATCAACTATTCTAAAATCGAATAATTTTTTTACATTTCCAATAAAATATAAGCATGATGAAACAACATTTGCTATTTTAAAATTAGATGAATGTTTTTCAATTAAAGATTTAGTAGATGAATTGATAGATTTACTAAATTAAAACGAACGAAATAAATAAAGACATGGATTATTCAACATAAAAGCTAATTACAAAAATATTTATAAATCAAAAATGTTAAAAAGTTTTCCCGTTTATTATTTTATTTTAAGAAATAAAATAAAAAGATAAATATGTTTATTACAATATTTTATTATTTTGATTTTATTAAAATGTATAAATATAATAAACTTTTGAATTCTATTAAAAATAAGAAAATAAAAAAAGCTTTTTCTGATATGACATCTGATAATTATTTAAACTGGGATAAAAATATATATGAAACATTTGATACGTTAAGTAAAACATGTTTCAATGACTTTGAATTAAAATATGATCGTTTTAGTAAATTATTATTTTTATCTGAACCAGAAACCTGGATCTTCTTTATTGAAGATATTGATTTTCATAAATATATTGAAAAATTTGATTTTTCTAATTTATATATGTCTAATCATAATGAAAATTTTAAAATAGTTCTCGATTTATTACTGGATCTATATCCTGATAAGTTTAAACTTGATATTATTTAATTTTAATACACAATATGTATTAAAATTCATTCAATTTTTATGTTTTCGTTTTCTTGGAGATGATGAACGTTTTTTCTTCTTTTTTGAAGATTTTCTTCTTCCGTCTTCTTTTTCCTCATCTATTGAAAAAAGAGAACGTTCAGCATTATAATTTGAAACTGATTTTTCTGATACTAGTCTTTCTCCTCCTGGTGCAACTTTATTACTTTTTCCGAATATACCTCCCATTTTTTATATAAATAAATATAAAAGATTTTTTATTTAAAGATATTTAAAATTTATTTAAGTTCTTAAAGATAGAAGAAATAAAATATATGAATTTCTATAAAAAATTTCTATCTCTTTCATTTCTTTTTTTATTTCTTCTTTTTCTTTTTTTACAAATTTTTGAAAATTATTTATAAAATTTTGATCTTTTAGAACTTCTCTTATAAAATAATAATATTTCTCTCTTGATGATATATAATAAAATTTTCTTACAAATAATTGCCATTTTGTTATACTTTCATACATATCAAAATTTTCATTATTTATACTTATGTATACCTTTTTGAATTCATCAAAAATTGGATATATTAATTTATATGTATTATAATCTTCTATTTTAGACATATTTCTATTGATTAATAATATTTACTCTTTATATTTAATGATATATTTGCATACCCTTGTTGATATGGTTCAGAGCCTGATATATCTAATTGACTATTACTTTGATTTGTATCAATTAATAATTGACTATCAAATACTGGAAAACCAACTTGTGCATTTGATGCTATACTAAATCCTCCAGAAGAAAATATTATACTACCTAATTCAAACCATTCTATTCCATCATAAGAATATATAAATGTATTTGTTCCATTCCCTATAGCTACAAATTTATTACCATTCCATGCTGATAACCATCCATAACTACTAAATAATGTAATTCCAAGTCCTGTCCATACTGATCCGTTTGTACTATAAGCAATGCTATTTGTTCCACTACCTGTTACGACAAATAAATTTCCATTAAATGATACCCCTTGTCCCGTTGTTGAGAATACTGTTAATGCTAATCCTGTCCATGATGTTCCATTATTTGACGAATATGCGATTGTATTTGTTCCACTTCCTACTGCTACTAATATGCTTCCACCTAAACATATATTATATCCTCCCGTCGTGAAAATAGTTGTTCCTAAACCTGTCCATGTAATTCCATCAGTTGAACTTGCAATTGTATTTGTTCCTACGCCAACTGCTATAAATTTATTAGATAACCAACAAGCATTATATCCATTTGTTGTAAATATTGTTGCACCTCCTCCTACCCAATCTATTCCATTATATGAAAAAGCTACCGTATTTGTTCCACTGCCAAATGCTACATATATAGAATTATTATAAGATATTCCATATCCTTGTGTTGTGAATATGGTTGCTCCTAAACCAACCCAATTGATTCCATCAAATGAATATGCTTGAGAATTTGTTCCGCTTCCACTGCTTAACCACATTTTTCCTGCCCATAATACATTATTTCCTTTTGATGAGAATATTGTTTTACCAAGACCATTCCAATTTATTCCATCTTTGCTATATGCTATTGTATTAATTGTATCTTGACCAACTGCAACAAATGGATGTTGTATATTAACATTACCAACTAGATGATTCTGTTTATCTCCATTCCACACTGCTTTATATCCATTTGTGCTAAATAATGTTAATGCTAATCCTGTCCAAGATATTCCATCATATGAAATTGCTAATGTATTTGTTCCTGCTCCACCAGCTATAAATCTTGTTCCAATCCATCCAACATTATTTCCAGATGTTGAGAATATACCTGTTCCTATTCCATTCCATACTATACCATCATAACTATATGCTAGTGTATTTGTTCCACTTCCAGTTGCTACAAATAGTCGTCCATTCCATGTTAATCCATTACCAGATGTTGTAAATATCGTTGAACCCAATCCTGTCCAATTAATACCATTATAACTATACGCCAATGTATTAAGTCCTCCTGTGCCACTAGCTATAATAATATTTGGACTTACGCATATATTATTACCTGTTGTAAACATTATAATACCTAATCCTGTCCAATTAATTCCATTAGGGCTATATGCTATATTATTCGTTCCTGAACCAACTGCTACAAATCTATCTTTATACCAAACAACGTCGTTACCATTCGTTGAGAATATAGTTACACCTAGTCCAACCCAGCAATATCCACATGATGATGATGCTATTGTATTTGTCCCTGTCCCAACTGCTATAAAAGTTGTTCCGTTCCATGTAACGGAATTTCCTCTTGTAGAAAACATTATTGCGCTTCCTATAATTCCTGTCCAAGTTGTTCCTGTTGTGCTATAAGCAATTGATGATGTACCAGAACCAACAGCTATCCAAACTTTACCATTCCATACAGAATTATAACATGTTGTTAATGTATTATTACTTGTCCAGGTATTACCACCATTTGAAGAATATATTAATCCACTGTTTCCACCAACTACAATCATACTTGATGGGAATGATAATGTGTGTTGTCGTGAATCATTAAATGTAATATTATTTGATTGTGTTGTAAATATAGTTTTACCAAGACCTGTCCAATTAATTCCATCTGGTGAATATGCTAGTGTATTTGTTGAACCATTACCACCTGCTATAAAAGTTATACCATTCCAATAAATTCCATATCCTCCTGTTGAGAATATTGAATTTCCTAATGCTGTCCATATTATACCATTAGCACTGTAAGCTATTGTATTTGTTGCGTCTACGCCAACTGCTACAAAACGAAGTCCATTCCATGTTACATTTTGACCACTTGTTGCGAATACTGTTGTTCCTAATCCTGTCCATATTGTTCCATTTATTGAATATGCCAATGTATTAGTACCCTCTCCTGTTGCTATAAATTTTGACCCACTCCAGCATAAACCATTTCCTTGTGTTGAAAATATTGTAGAACCTAAACCTGTCCATTGCGTAATATTAGTAGAATATGCTAAAGAATCAGTTGATGTTGTTGAAACATTACCATATGCTACCCCAAATCCAGAACCAGTCATTATATCTGTACCACGACCAGTCCATGTTACACCATCAGATGATGTTACTATTGCATTAAGTGTTGATATTTGCCCAGTTGCTACCCATAAATTTGACCCGTATATTACTTGATTTCCGACGCCTAATGTATTCGAACGAGAAGTCCATGTTACACCATCTGGTGATGTTGCTATAGAATTTAATCCAACTGGATTGCCAACTGCAACCCATAAATTTGTACCATTATATGCAACTCCACGTCCTTGTGTAAAAATAGTTGCACCACGACCAGTCCATGTTGTTCCGTCTGAAGATGTTGCTATACTATTTGTTCCATTACCTACAGCAACCCATAAATTCGTACCATTATATGCTATTCCACGTCCTTGTGTTGTAAAAATAGTTGAACCTCGTCCAGTCCATGTTGCACCATCTGAAGATGTTGCTATAGTATTAAAAGTACCCGTTCCGACTCCAACAGCAACCCATAAATTTGTACCATTATATGCTACTCCATAACCAGTAGTTGTAAAAATTGTAGAACCAATACCCGTCCATGTTGTTCCATCTGATGATGTTGCTATCGTATTTGTACCACTACCAACAGCGACCCATAAATTTGTACCATTATATGCTACTCCATACCCTATTGAAAAAATATTGGTACTTCTTCCTGTCCACACTGTACCATTTGTTGATGTTATTATGCAATTTGTTCCTGAACCAACAGTAACCCATAGATTTCCACCATACGCTACTGCATAACCTTGACCAATATTAGTAGAACCAAGACCACTCCATGTTATACCATTTGATGATATTGCTATTGTATTTGGTGTTGCTCCAACGACAACATATACTGATATTGTTGATGGCCCTGCAACACCAGATGCTAAATATATATCTTTATTTTTAACAATCGAATTAGAGGTATAAAATGGTATAAACATTTGTTGTAGTGATTTCCAATTTACACCATTTCGACTATATAAAATAAAATTACCATTACCTACTGCGATAAAATAATTTCCATCCCATATAATTGAATTTCCACGGATCGTAAATGAATTATTTGTGACACCTGTCCATCTTACACCATCATAAGAATATCCTATTGTAAAAAGTGCACCCTCGCCAACTGCAACCCACATTGTTCCATTCCAAGCAATTCCATTACCACTTACAGAAAATATTGTTGTACCTAATCCTATCCATGTATTATTATTTAAAGAAACTGCGATTGTATTATTACTCTTACCTACTGAAATCCACATTGGATCGACGCTTTGACCAAATGTATAATTTTGCTGGACGTTATTACTTATCTTGGCAACTATATTACTTGTATTTAAGATAACTTTATTTGTATTGAAACATACACTACTTAATTTCTTATTTTCTTTCGCAGTGTTTTGAATAATTGTAGATGAAAATACTGTTCCATAAGATATTTCTTTAGTTATAGTATTATATAACATATTTCCGGCTAATTTATTTGAATTATCATTTCTTACTCTATTTATATATAATCCTTGTGATGTTCCGTAAACAGTATTTTCACTTACAATAACCACTAACCCATTTCCTCCTGGAATTGAATCTCCATTACCATTAGCTACACCTGTAATATAATAAGGCGATGTATTATTTGGTGCTGTATATCTATTAGTTGTAGTATATCCAAGTGGTTGATTGGGTATTGCTGTTATACTATTTGTTTTAGATGAACCTCCTCCACCACCTGCTGGTCCGTCACCACCTCCTCCTCCTCCCCCTCCATAAAAACCTCCTCCACCTGCTCCTCCACCATCTACTGAATCTCCTCCTGTTATGAGACTACCTGCTGAACCACCACCTGAACCAGCTGCTCCACCTGCCGTTTGACTACCTCCACGTCCCTCGGTAGATCCAAAACGTCCTCCTCCACCGCTATTAGCTGTACCAGAAAATGTTGCATTACCACCTACACCGCCTAGAAATGAATTATTTCCTCCTGCTCCTCCTGCTCCTCCTGCAACTACTACATCGTTTTGAGATCTTTTTATTGCAGATCTACCACCTCCACTAGAACCTATATTAGGAGAACCAGAAACACCGCCTCCACCTCCATATGTAGAAGAACCTTGAATTGAACCCCCTTGACCTACAACAATGTTCAAAATTTCACCAGGAGTTACATCTAATACACCTTGAACCATAGCACCAGCTGCGCCTATAGAATTAGCACTTGGTATGGTACTTTGACCACTACTACCAGCACCCCATAAATAAACATAAAGTTTATAACATCCAGATGGTACTATATATATTTGATCATTTCCAGTATATGTGAATATTTTTGTATCTAAATTTGTATTCATAATAATAGACCCGTCTATTTGATTTGAATTTGATAAAGCCGGATTATATCCAATTGATATTGCACTCGATAATTGATTAGTTATAGCTGTATTATATCCAATTGCTATTGAATTTTGTCCCTGAACATTATAACCAGAATTATATCCAATTGCTATTGAATTTTGTCCTTGACCTGTAAATCCTGCTTGATACCCGATTGCTATAGTTCCTGTTCCTTGATTAAATACACCAGATGAATCACCAATATTCATAGCATTAGAAAATTGATTTGTTTGTAAAGATGATTTATTACCAATTGAAATAGAATTAATTGAACTATTTATATTATTTCCAATTCCTATCGCATTTTCTCCTTGTGTTGATATATTATTTCCGATTGCTATCGCATAACTTCCTTGATTTGATATTCCTGCTTGATACCCTATTGATATAGAACCCGTTTGACTATTATTTAATCCAGTCTGATATCCAATATTTATCGCGCTATATCCTTGACTATTTTGTCCAGATTGATATCCAATCGCAATTGCTCCTGTTGATTGTGATATTTGACCCGCTTGATATCCGATCGCAAGTGAATTAGCTTGTTGTGAATCCTGAGCAGATTGATATCCTATTGCGACTGAATTTCCTCTCTGATTTGTTTGTCCGGCTTGATATCCTATCGCAATTGCTCCTGTAGTCTGTGATGCTTGTCCGGCTTGGAAACCTATTGCTATCGCTCCTGTTGCTTGTGATGCTTGACCTGCTTGAAATCCTATAGCTATTCCAAATGTACTTTGATTCGTTTGTCCTGCTTGATTTCCAATAGATATAGATTGTAAACTTTGATTTACTTGACCTGCTTGATATCCTATCGCTATTGCTCCTGTTGCTTGTCCTGTGAATCCAGACTGATAACCAATAGAAACAGCATATATACCTTGTGTTCCGGCATCACCTGCTTGATATCCTATCGCGATTGCATTTGAACGTTGACTATCTTGCCCTGCTTGAAATCCAATTGCTATTGAACCACTTGCTTGATTAGTTTGCCCGGCTTGATATCCTATTAAAATTGAATAAGCACCTTGTGTTCTTTGTCCTGCTTGTCCTCCTATTGCGATAGAATGAATGCTTTGACCTGTTTGTCCTGCTTGATATCCAATCGATATTGCACCTGTTAATTGTCCTGTTAATCCTGCTTGATATCCTAAAGATAATGAATATATTTGTTGTGCATTTTGAGATGTTTGATATCCTATCGCTATTGCACCAGTTGCTTGATTTGTTTGTCCTGCTTGATATCCGATTGATAATCCATAATTATTCTGACCAGTATATCCGGCTTGTGTTCCGATTGCGATTGGATTTAATGGAGAACTATTATTATAAACAAAACCATATCCTGCTGTTGTCGATGGAGTTTGTCCTAAACCTGACCAGTTTTGACCGTCTATTGATACAGCTAGTGTATTAGTACCTTGCCCAACGGCATAATATTGTTTTCCAGTGAAATATGCATTTTGACCGGCTGTTGAGAATATTGAACTTCCTAGTCCTGTCCAAGTAGTTCCATTAGTTGAGTATGCTAATGTATTTGTTGTTCCTTGTCCAGATGCTACATAAGAGGTAGTACCGTTTGATGTTAAACCATTTCCTTGGATATTGAATATACTTGTGGAAAGTCCAGTCCATGTTGTTATATTACTAGAATAAGCTAATGTATTAGAAAATTTTGTAGCAGTTTGAAAACCTGATGCCACGCCATATCCTCCAGATGTAAATATAGTAGCCCCGCGAGCAGTCCATGATGCTCCATCAGTTGATGTTCCAATAGTATTTGTTCCATTTCCAACAGCTATCCATAATTTATTAAAATGATTATATGTTATTCCTTGACCAGAACTTGTAAAAATAGTAGCACCGCGAGCAGTCCAAGTTATTCCATCTGTTGATGTTCCTATTGTATTTGTTGTTTGACCTACAGCAACCCATAACGAATTATAATATGCTACTTTTTGTCCCGCAAAATTAAAAATAGTAGAACCGCGTCCAGTCCATGTACTTCCATCAGTGGATGTTGCTATTGTATTATTTGTTCCCCAACCTACAGCAACCCATAACCCATTTCCATATCCAACTCCATATCCCGCTGTTGTAAAAATAGTAGAACCGCGTCCAGTCCATGTAATTCCATCTGTTGAGGTTGCTATAGTATTGAAAGTACCTGACCCATTACCAACAGCAACCCATAAATTTGATCCGTTATATGCTATATTGTTACCACTTTGATTAAAAATAGTAGAACCGCGTCCAGTCCATATTGTACCATTAGTTGATGTTGCTATAGTATTTGTCGATTCTCCAACAGCAACCCATAAATTATTTCCATATACTACACTATTACCTCTTGAAAATATAGTAGAACCAAGTCCAGTCCATGTTGTACCATCAGATGAATATGCAATTGTATTAAAAGTTCCTGTTCCAACACCAACAGCAACCCATAAATTTAAACCATTATATGCGATTCCATTACCAACACCTCCACTATTAAAAATGGTAAGACCGCGTCCAGTCCATGTAGTTCCATCAGTTGATGTTGCTATACTATTTGTTCCAGCACCAACAGCAACGATTATATTTGTTTTGTAATTATACTTATTTAATCCTAATGTACCATTTCCAATCGTTGAATGAATTGTAACTCCTAAACCAGTCCATACAGTTCCGTTAAGTGAATATGCTACTGTATTCGTACCTTGTCCAGACGCTATAAAATAATTACCAGACCATGATACATTTTTACCAAGAGTAGAAAATATTGTTGTACCTAATCCTGTCCACACTGTTCCATTATCAGAATAAGCAAGTGAATTAGCAGAACCTTGACCAACCGCAACAAATCTAGATGCGCCATTCCAAATAACACCTTGTCCACTAAAATTGAATATAGTTGTACCAAGTCCAGTCCATGTAGATGCATCTGATGAATATGCGAGTGTATTAGAACCTTGCCCAGTTGATATAAATAATGAATTACCATAACATATATTATTACCTTTAATAGAGTAAATAGTAGAACCTAAACCAGTCCATGTTGTTCCACTAGTTGTAGAATATGCTAGAGTATTTGCTGTAGGCGATACATTATAATTACTAACTGTTAAACTTGATGAACCATTACCTAAAGTTGCGTGAATTGTTACTCCAAGTCCAGTCCAAGTGGTTCCATTTGAAGAATAAGCAATAGTATTTGTACCTTGACCAGTTGCTATAAAATATATACCAGTCCATGAAATTGAATATCCAACTGTTGAAAATGTACCTGCTCCTAAACCAGTCCATGTAGTTCCATTATAAGAATATGCTATACTATTTGTACCTTGACCAACAGCAACAAATATATATTCATTGTAAACAACATCATATCCTGATTGTGAAAATATTGTTTTACCTAATCCAGTCCAAGTAGAACCATTACTACTGTATGCTAAAGTATTTGTAAAATCAAATCCAGTTGCAATAAATAATGAATTACCCCAACACAAACCATATCCATTTATAAACAAAGTTGTTCCGAGACCAGTCCAAGTAGTTCCATCAGTTGTTGAATAAGCAAGTGTATTTGATGAAATAACTGGTGTTGAAGCGTTATATCCATATTGAGAAAATACAGTTGCTCCTAAACTTGTCCATGATACACCATCAGTACTATAAGCCATTGTTGTTGAAGAATCACCCCCTGCAATAAAATGTATTCCATTATATTTAATGTAAAAAAATAAATCATTCGAAGTATTAAATACAGAAGTACCACGTCCAGTCCAAGTTATTCCATCAGTTGAAGTTGCAATTGTATTTACTGCTCCAGTGCCTAAAATTATCCATATATTATTTCCAAAAGCCACTGCAACACCATTTTCATTGTAAGTTGTTTTTCTAAATATAGTTTGTCCACCTCCAGTCCATGTTGTACCATCTGTTGATCTTGATATTGTATTGACTGTCCCAAAACCAATAGCAACAAATAAATTAGAACCATTATATGCTATATCATTAACAGAATCCATAGTACTATTTCTGGCTGTCCAGGTTGTCGCATCACTTGAAGTGTAAATAAAACCAGTATTACCACATATTAACCATAAACTATTTGCATATATTACATTACCAGAACCTACAGACATTGTAGTACCTAATCCTGCCCATGTTATTCCATCTGATGATGTCGCTACTCTATTTGTGGATCCTCCACTAGCAACCCATTTATTATTTCCATATGCTACTTTATTTCCACTAGTATTAAAAATAGTCGTACCGCGTCCTGTCCAAGTTATTCCATCTGTAGATGTTGCTATTGTATTTGTTCCTTGACCTACAGCAACCCATAAATTCGTACCATTATATGCTACTCCATATCCTTGAGTCGAAAATATTGTTGTTCCAAGACCTATCCATATATAAGGTTTAACTGAATAACTTATTGTATTTCCTAAAAAACCATATCCAACAGCAACCATTAATTTTGGATAAATTGATCCACTTCCAACAATGGTGCTACCATTAGTTGCTAATTTATTACCAACATTAAAAATTGCAGTTCCTAGTCCTGTCCATGTTATTGCATCTGATGAATATAAAATTCCATTAGTTCCCTCTCCAAGTGCAATAAATTTTGTTCCTGTCCAGATAACTCCATTACCTGAAACAGTAAATAATGTAGTTCCTAATCCTGTCCATGTAGATGGAACTTTAGATGTAGAATATAAAATAGTATTTGTGCCTTGTCCTAATGAAACCCAAATCGGTGAACTTGATGAACTATTATTAATAATATCATTACCACTTGTACTAAATAAAGTAATTCCTAGACCTGTCCATTGTGTTACATCATTCGTGCTATAGGCAATTGTATTAGTTCCAGAACCAACAGTAGCATAGATAAACAGATTAGAACCACTTGAAACGAGTGTATTACTTCCATTAGAGGCAATTCCACTTCCGTTATATAAAATAGTCGAACCTAATCCTGTCCATGATAATCCATCAGTTGAATATGATATTGTATTAACAGATGAATCACCTACTGCTACAAAATATGTTCCATTCCAAGTAATTGCATTTCCACTTACAGTAAATATAGTAGTACCTAATCCAGACCAAGTAGTACCATTTGCCTCTGAATAAGCAATTGAATTTGTTCCTTGTCCACATGCTACATAAATAGTTGAACCATTTGAAGCAATACCATTACCTCTTGTGCTAAATATAGTAACTCCTAACCCAGTCCATGTATCAATTAAATATGTTGATGAATAAGCAATTGTATTTGTACCTTGTCCTAAAGATATATAAATATTTTGCATTGTCCCAGATGCAATTAATTTAGAACCATCCCAGGTAATAGAATTACCTATAAATAAAGTATCATTACCAAGAACAGTCCATGTTGATGCATTTGTAGAATACGCTATTGTATTTACACTTCCATTACCAACTGCAACATAAGTTGTTCCAGTCCAAGTAACGCCATTACCACTTGTTGTAAATATAGTAACACCAAGTCCTGTCCATGTTGTTCCATTAGTTGTTGAATATGCAACTGTATTTGTTCCAGAACCAACTGCAATCCATGTTGCTCCAGTAGTATTATAAACAGCAGATTTTCCAGATGTTGAAAACAAAGTTAAAGCAAGACCGGTCCAAGTTGTACCGTTTGTAGAATATGCTATTGTGTTTGTACCACTTCCAACAGCGATATAATATCCATTACCGTAATAAATATTATTAGACTGGGTGCTAAATATTGTTACACCTAGACCAGTCCATGTAAATCCGTTAGATGAGTAAGATACAGTATTTGTTCCAGAACCAGAGGTTAAGAAAATTTGATTATTATTATTAAAACTAGATTGATATCCTAAACCGATAGAATATGTTGAATAATTCATAAATCCAGCCTGATATCCGACAAAAGTTGATAAAGCGGACGAACCAGTAAAATTTACTTGATTACCAATATTAATTACTGTGTCACTCTGACCAAAACGTGCGCTTTGATTACCTATTGAAATTGTATTAGAAAAATAATAATTTGATTGTCCAGATTGATTACCAATAGCAATATTATTTAAATTATTTCCAGTTGCCGAATTCAAATATGCGTTCGAACCAAGATGAACATTATTCCCATCAACTTTCCATGATTGAGTGGTATTATCCCAAAAAGCATAATCTGAATAATTTGTACCAGTGATACTTAAAGGTCCAGTAGAACCAAAACCAATAGTTGGACCACTTGGTCCTGTACTACCAGAATATCCTGTATAACCTGTAACCCCAGTAATACCAGTAGGACCGATAATTCCAGTCGATCCAATAATTCCGATTGAACCAGTAGATCCAGTATAACCAGTATATCCAGTATATCCAGTATATCCTGTATAACCTGTTGGACCTATGTATCCAATATATCCGGTAAAACCAGTATACCCACTGCATCCACTGTATCCTGTGTATCCAGTTCTACCAGTATATCCAGTAGTCCCAATATATCCGGTATAACCTGTATAACCAGTAGAACCAGTATATCCTGTAAATCCAGTATACCCTTTGTATCCACTATATCCAGTATAACCAGTATATCCAGTATATCCATTATAACCAGTATATCCAGTATAACCAGTATAACCACTATTTCCTGTAGAACCAGTGTATCCTGTATATCCAGTATATCCGGTATATCCAGTATATCCTGTAGAACCAGTTCTACCAGTAGGACCTGTGTATCCATTATATCCTGTATAACCAGTATAACCATCCCAACCAGTTATTCCTGTTCCAGAATTTATACCTTTTATTCCAGTGAACCCAGTATAACCAGTATATCCTGTAAAACCTGTTGGACCAGTGTATCCAGTAAATCCTGTATAACCTGTATAACCTGTATAACCTGTATAACCTGTATAACCGGTAAAACCGGTATAACCAGTAAAACCAGTGTATCCAGTAAATCCGGTATAACCAGTATATCCAGAATATCCAGCAAATCCTGTATATCCAGTAAATCCTGTATATCCCGTATATCCTGTATATCCTATGAACCCAGTAAAACCAATTATTCCTGTTACACCAGTGTATCCAGTATATCCTGTGTATCCTGTGTATCCAGTAAAACCGGTATAACCGGTATATCCTGTATATCCTGTATATCCTGTAACTCCAGAATATCCTGTATATCCTGTATATCCAGTGTAACCTGTAAAACCAGTGTATCCAGTATATCCAGTATATCCTGTATATCCTGTATATCCTGTATACCCACTATATCCAGTATATCCTGTATAACTTGTATATCCTGTTACTCCAGTGTAACCTGTAAAACCAGTGTATCCAGTAAAACCTGTTACTCCAGTGTAACCTATAAAACCAGTAAATCCAATAAAACCAGTATATCCAGTTACTCCTGTACATCCTGTATAACCAGTATAACCATTATAACCAGTATATCCTGTATATCCAGTATAACCTGTATAACCAGTATATCCAGTAAATCCAGTATATCCAGTAAATCCAGTATATCCAGTATATCCTATATATCCTGTATCACCACTAACACCAGTAAATCCAGTATACCCTGTGAAACCAGTGAATCCAGTATATCCTGTAAATCCAGTAACACCTATATAACCAGTATAACCTGTATATCCAATATTTCCAATTGAACCAATAGAACCAATAGAACCACTACATCCACTATATCCAAGTTTTATTTCTGAAGAAACATAAATATCATTTGAATTTACAGAATATGTATTTGTAATTTGTTGGTTTCGAGAAGTCCATGAAATACCATCAGGTGAAGTATATATATTTGATAATCCACCTGATAAAATAAATAAATTATTTGAGAATATACAATTACTAAAATTATCTATAGTTGTTGGTATTATAGTATTACCACTACCAATTAGTAAACTCTCCAATCCCCATTTATATAATATTTCTGCTTCAACATTTTGTCTCTCTATTGTAGATAAAGATCTATTAATAATTAATAATTCAGCGATTGCTTGATCATTTGATAAAAAATTTGTATTATTTCTAGAATTTATATTTAGATTTGCAGTAACATTTACACCTGATAATGAACTTATATTATTATTTGAACCTTTAAGAACACCGTTTACATAAAAAGAAGCAGTATTAGCACTACTATTTACAACTGCTTCTAATAATACCCATGTATTTGATGTTGTATAACCATTATTTCCATTAGCAATTATTGTTCCTCCACTATCTCTACAAGCGAAATTCGGTGTACTTTGCGATGACATGAAAAATCCGTTTGAAGAATTAACGTCCGGACCCTGTTCAATAAAACCTGCCATGCTTGATTGATTTATTGGTTTAACTAACTGAAAAACTGAAAAATCTTTTTCGCTTATTGTTAAACTATTTACAATATTAGATTGACCGGTAACATAATTTACAACACCTTTACCGTTTTGATTGTTAGTAAGATATGTTGGATTGCGTCCGGATGTTGAATATGCATTCAAAGAACCAATTTTACTAGTCCATTGTGTTACAGATGCATTATTAGATAAATTTAAATCACCTGCATCTAACCATAATGCAACATTTGCTGATAAATTAGAAGTAATATAATTATAAGAAAATGGATTTATTTGATTCGTCCATGATGTTCCATTTGTTGATGTTATTAGGGCTGAATTACTTACTGATAAATATGTATTATTACCATATGCTAAGCATATACCATATGTTCCATTAAAAGAAATAGTTGTCCATGTTGTTCCGTTAGATGAATATGCAAGCTTATTATTTGTACCACCACATGATAAAAACAAATTATTTTTATATAAAAGCCCTAAACAACTTGTATTAAAAATAGTAGTACCTAAACCAGTCCATTGTGTTCCATTTGAACTATACGATAAAGTATTAGTTACACCACTACCACCCGCAATATATAAACTATTTCCAAATGTAAAACATCTACAATATGATGAAAATATAGTTGATCCTAATCCTGTCCATGAAATACCGTCAGAAGAATATAATATTGTATCTGTTGAATTATTCTTTCCCATTAACCAAAAACTACTATTATAAAACAAACCAAGTACATCTCCAGTTGTTGGATTTGATGTCCATGTTAAACCATCATCATCTGAATATCCAAGTTCATTATTGTAACCGCCAATAACCCATCTATTATTACCATAAGCAACAGCCTCACCTTTATTTGTAATAACACTATTAGATATAGCAGTCCATGATATTCCATCTGTTGACCTCGTAATACTATTACCAGATGATATAATTGTATATTGTATATATGCAGGTACAAAATATCCGCCAGTATATCCTTTATAACCAGTATATCCGGTGTAACCAGTATATCCCGTGTAACCTGTATATCCAATATAACCTAATTGACCAGTATATCCTGTGTAACCAGTATATCCTGTGTAACCAGTATATCCTATGTATCCAGTATATCCAGTATATCCGGTGTAACCAGTATATCCAAGTGTTATCTCACCTTCAGTTGATACATTTACTGAACCAACAGCGTAAGTTGTTTTAATAGGAATAATAACTACTAATCCATTTCCACCACTAACATTAGATAAATTACCATTTCCTACACCTGATACATAATATGAACTTTTATCAGGAGCAGTATAACCATCAGTTGATGTATAACCAAGAACAGTTTCTCCTGGCAATAAAATTAAATTTGAAATATAAGAGGAACCTCCACCTCCACCACCTCCGTTCGCTGTATCTAATCCTCCACCTCCTCCACCTCCATAATATCCACCACCTCCTCCACCTCCAAAAGAAAAGGATTGACCGTTACCACCTGTATATAATGAACCAGATGAACCACCGTTTGTTCCAGCTCCACCAGCTATTTGACTACCACCACTGGCACCATTACCTCCTCCAGAAGCTGAAGTTCCTTGAAAAGTTGCATATCCTCCAAAATTTGAATATGAACCTCCACCACCACCTCCAGCGGTTACAATATCATTGTTTGATCTTTGAATTGCACTTCTACCACCACCAGATGATGTTGTTCCATTACCTACACCATTTCCTTTACCACCACCACCATAAGTATTCCATCCCCAAGATGCTGAAGGGCCAACATATCCTCCTTGTCCAACAATTACTTTTAAAGTTTCACCAGCAGTTACAGGTAATATACCTTGAACCATTGCTCCAGAGCCACCTCTTTTTGAACCCGCGTTACTTCCGATAGATGCTCCTGCTCCCCACATATAAACCATAACTTGATTATATCCAGCTGGTACAATATATGTTTGATCGCCTCCAGTGTATGTAAATGTATTTATATTAATTTGTTGATTTTCAGATGTCCAAGAAATAGTATCAGATGATGTATAAATATCTAAACCACCCGAAAAAACGAATAAATTATTGAAATAATCACAACTACTAAAATTATCTATACTCGTTGGTATAATAGTATTACCACTTCCAGATAATAAACTTTGTAATCCCCATTTATACATTATTTCTGCTTCTACATTTTGTCTTTCTGTTTGAGTAAGATTTTTATTAAAGATAATCAATTCTGCTATGTTTAAAGTAACTGAAATTGAATTAGTATTATTTCTGGAGTTTATGTTTAATTTATCAGTAATATTTGAAGTATTACTTATATTATTTGTAACACCTGTTCTTCTAACACCATTTGTATATAATGTATGTTGGCTTGAACTATCTGGATCTTTTGCTATGAATTCTATTAATTGCCATGTATTTGTAGATGGTGTATAATCTAAAGTATTTATCGATGAAGTACCTGATGGATCATTTAAGAAAGTATTATATCCACTAGTCGAACTTAAATAACAACCTATTGAACTATTTGTATTAGGACCTAACTCGAAAAATGGAGATCTTCCTCCGCTTAATGGATTATATAAAATAAATACCGAAAACGCACTCATATTCATCGAAAAATTATCAACTATACTAGATTGCCCAGCATTATAATGTACAATACCTTTTCCATTTTGTTGATTCGTTAGATAAGTTGGATATCTTCCAGATGTTGAATACGCACTTTTTGATCCAATATTACTAGTCCATTGTGTTATAGTAGCATTATCAGATAGATTTAAAGTACTTGCATCTAACCAGATTGAAACATTTGATGATAAATTATTTGTAATATAAGTAAATGGATAATTCTGTGTTGTCCATGATGTTCCATTCGACGATGTCATTAATGCTGAATTACTTATTGATAAGTATGTATTGTTACCATATGCTAAGCATATTCCGTATAAACCATTTAAAGAAATTGTTGTCCATGTTGTTCCATTAGATGAATAAGCTAGTTTATTATTTGTACCACCACATGATAAGAATAGACTATTTTTATATAGAAGTCCAAGACATGTAGTATTAAAAATAGTTGTTCCTAATCCTGTCCACTGTGTTCCATTTGAACTATATGCTAGTGTATTACTCGTACCATTTCCACCCGCAATATATAAACTATTTCCATATGTAAAACATCTACAATATGATGAAAATATAGTTGATCCTAATCCTGTCCATGAAATACCATCAGAAGAATATGATATTTTATCAGTAGAATTATTTTTACCCATTAACCATAATCCATTATTATAGAATAAGCCTAATACATCTCCAGTTGTTGGATTTGATGTCCATGTTAATCCATCATCATCAGAATATCCTAATTCATTATTATTTCCACCTACAACCCATCGATTACCATAAAATACTGATTGACCTCTAGAAGTAATAACATTATTTGAAATTACACTCCATGATGTTCCATTTGTCGATCTTCTTATATTACTTCCTACTGATATAATTGTATTATATGAATATCCAGCTATAAAATTTCCACCAGTACATCCGTTATATCCTACATAACCAGTATATCCTACATAACCAGTATATCCTGTTGCTCCTGTATAACCTGTTTCACCAATATATCCTGATGATCCAGTATAGCCTATATAGCCAGTGTATCCAGTATATCCAGAATAACCAGTATACCCTGTATATCCTGTATATCCTGTATATCCTGTAATTCCTGTATAACCTTTATAACCAGTAAAACCTGTATATCCTATAAATCCTGTGTAACCTGTATAACCTGTATATTCAGAATACCCCGTGTAACCGGGATAACCAGCTGAACCCATATACCCTGTATACCCAGATAAACCGTTATATCCTGTATATCCTTTATAACCTATAATTCCAGTAAAACCAGTATATCCGGTATAACCTAAATAACCAACGTTTCCTGTAAATCCTGTGAATCCAGTAAAACCTGTATATCCTGTATATCCTGTATTTCCATAATATCCAGTATAACCTAAATATCCAGAATATCCTGTAAACCCAGAATATCCTGTAGATCCAGAATACCCAGTATAACCTAAGTATCCAGAATAACCAGTTTGACCTGTATATCCTGTATATCCTGTTGATCCAGTATATCCAGTGTAGCCAGAATAACCAGTATATCCACTATATCCTGTATAACCTGTTAGACCAATATATCCAATAAAACCAGTATACCCTGTATATCCTGAGCATCCTGTAAACCCTGTATATCCTGTAAAACCTGTATATCCAGTTACTCCTATATTACCTGTATAACCAGAGTAACCAGATAAACCAGTATGCCCTGTAAAACCTGTATATCCAGTATATCCTGTATAACCTGTATACCCTGTGTACCCAGAATAACCAGTAAATCCTGTATATCCAGAATAACCAGTGTATCCTGTGTACCCTACATATCCTGTGTATCCTGTGTATCCTCTATATCCTGTATATCCAGAATACCCTGTATTACCTAAATATCCTAAATTTCCTGTATATCCTGTATAACCAGTATAACCAGTATAACCAGTATAACCTCTATATCCAAAAAACCCAGTATCTCCAGTTACACCATATTGATTAAATCCAGTAGGACCAAAAATACCAGTTGGACCTGCCCATCCCGTATATCCAGTTGTTCCATATATATCAGCACCAGTATATCCCATTTTACCATCTGGACCTTGAATTGGACCAATATTTACAAATGTACTTGGTGCTAAATAACATACCCATATATCTTTACCTATTATATATCCATCACCAACTACTGCATTTATTGGTAGTAAAGATGTATTAGCTAGAGATCCCAATATACGAATATCTAATATATCTAAACCATTTAATAAAGTTAGTCTTGGAAAAAATAAAGATGTTCCAGATGGTGATATTTTCAATGGCCCCATATATATTTTTCCACTTGACACATATACTGACTCAAATGATGATCCTGTATTACCTAAATTATATATATTTCCTAAATTGGGAATAATACTCCTATATACATCACCTCCAAAATAACCAGTTGGTCCTGTTCGTCCTTTATTTGCACCCATAGGTCCAGTTGGACCTGTAATTCCTAACGTACCAGTTATATTTGAAAATCCTGTTGAACCTCGTGGTCCTCCTGGACCTGTATATCCTAGTGGACCTGTATATCCTGTATAACCTGTATAACCTGTATAACCTGTATATCCTGTATATCCTGAATACCCCGTATAACCACGATAACCTGTATAACCTGTATAACCTGTATATCCTGTATATCCTGAATGACCTGTATAACCTCGATATCCTGTATAACCTGTATAACCTGTATATCCTGAATGACCTGTATATCCTCGGTTTCCAGTGTTACCTGTATATCCTGTATAACCTGAAAAACCTGTCCATCCTGTTTTACCTCTTAATCCTGCATACCCTGTATATCCTGTATAACCGGAATATCCAGAATAACCAAAATATCCTAAATATCCTGTATATCCTGTATATCCTGTATAGCCTGTATATCCAGAATAACCAAAATATCCTAAATTTCCTGTATATCCTGTATATCCTGTATATCCTGTATATCCTGTTACACCTCTCGTACCTGTAAATCCTGTCATTCCAGTATGACCATCTAAACTCGTTGCTATCAATTCTCCTGTAAATATATTATATGCTACATTTGTTCCTGTTACACCAGTATATCCTAAATATCCCGTATTACCAGTAAATCCAGGAATACTTACTGATATTACCTCACCCGTATAAATATCAGGATTACTAATATGAGTAAGATATGGATAATATTTTAAATTATGTATCTCTACTGAAGATGGCGCTGTTATATATAAATTCTCTTGAACATTTTCAATGTATACTTGATTATTTAGATTATAAATACCTGTAAAAGAAAATGGTGAACCTGCTGGTCCTATTATACCTACTGGACCTGTTTTACCTTGAATTCCTGTTATTCCTGTATAACCTGTGTATCCTTTATATCCTGTATAACCTTTATATCCTTGAGGCCCTAAAGGTCCAGTAATTCCATTTACACCTCTAAAATTACCTGTATTTACCCATCCATCATTAGTTGTATACACGTATAAATCAGTAGATATTACATAAGCATCACCAGATGATGCTGAAGGTGGTAGTTCCAAAATATTATTTAATTTTCCTTTTATAGTTATTGAACTTACAGCACCTTCAATAATATTTGTTCCATATGGATAATCTATATTATATGTTTGAGAACAATTAATCTCCAGATTATTTATATATAATTTATCTGTATGTATTGTTGATAAATCTAATCCTGAATGACCTAAATTTATTGTATTCGGTGCCTCTGGAATAATATTTGATATTAATATACCGTCTTTATCTATAACACTTGTTGTAGGTGCCGTTCCTGTCGGACCGGTAGAAAAGTTGATTCTTCGTATAACATCGTACACCAGTTTTTCTATTATTCTATCGTTCCTTGTTGAATTTACAATTATATTATTAGAACTCATTTACTTTATAAAAACAAATTAGAAATAAAAAAATTATATAATTTTCAAAATATACATTTAAAAAAACTGGATTGATTTATTTTCAATATTTTTTTTTATTGAAAATTAAACACTTGTCATTGTTGCTAATTCATTCTTAAATATTGTATTATCTGTTTTTAATGATTTTATTTCTGATGCTTTTCCAATTATAGACATTAATTTATCACTATCTATTGTTCCATCTTCTTTTGTCCAAAATTGCTGTGATATCTGAGTTGTTATTTCATTTATTCCGTTTTCTGTTAATATGTTTGTTAATTTTTGAGCATTTATATCTTTTTCTAATTCACCTAATTCATTCTTAAATTTAAATATCTTTCGACTTGAATCTGTACATATATACTTTATGACTCCATTTGCATCTTTTAAAATAAAATCATAAGCAAATTTAGCTACTCCTTTTTGTCCTTCAGAAATAACATTAATATTATAATTTGCTGATAAAATATTTTTTAATTCATTACTATCAATATTAAAAACTGGCATATTAATTATTTTATTATTATTATTATTATTTGTTGTTGTCGGTTTATTTATTGCTTCTTTTGATAAATTATAAAGTTGTTCTTGTGACTTTTCTGTCTGTTGAGATAATAAATTATTTTCAAATATCTTTTTTTCTAATTCTTTTTTTAATATTATATTTTTACATTTTATTTCTTTTAATTCTTCTTCATACTTTATTATTATAATTTTAAATTCATCTTCATTCTTTTTTATTATGTTTTTTAATTTAGTCGGACAATTTGATATATGATCATTATATTTTATTGAATCATTAAAATTAATATTACAATCATTACATAAATATAATTTGTTTTGTTTTTGTAAACAATATTTTGCTTTTCTTTGATGATGAATCATTGATTTTTCATTTGAAAAAATACTTAGACAATATTCACATGTAATCATTTATTATTATAAATATAATTTTTTAAATTGTTTTTCATTCGGAATGATTTTTTATCATTCTGGAATGATTTTTTTTCATTCCGAATGATTTTTTTTCATTCCGAATGATTTTTTTTCATTCTGGAATGATTTTTTTTCATTCCAAAAATAAGTTAACCTCAAAAATCAGTCGGAATGATTTTTTATCATTCCAGAATAATTTTTTTTCATTCTTGAATAATTTTTTATTTTTAACTTTTTTTTATTAAGCACATATCCACTTTAACAAAAATTTGGAATGATTTTTTTTCATTCCAGAATGATTATTTTTCATTCCAGAATGATTATTTTTCATTCCGGTTGAAAAACAATTTAAATAACGGAAAATACTTATTTAAATTGTTTTTCAACCGGAATGATTTTTTATCATTCTGGAATGATTTTTTTTCATTCCGAATGATTTTTTTTCATTCCAAAAATAAGTTAACCACAAAAATCAGTCGGAATGATTTTTTATCATTCTTGAATATTTTTAATTTTTGATTTTTTTTTGTTAAGCACAAATCCACTTTAACAAAAATTTGGAATGATTTTTTTTCATTCTAGAATGATTTTTTTTCATTCCAGAATGATTTTTTTTCATTCCAAATTTTTGTTAAACTGAAATTCAGTTTGATAGTTTTAATGATTTTTAAACACAAAAACAATGTGAGACAAAAATAATTAAATAAACTGATTTACACCTTCACAAAAAAAATTACAAAATATTTTTGGAAAATTTAAACTGAAATATAAACTGGTAAAAATTGCATATTTTTAAACACACTTCAGTTTATCTTTATTCATTTTTTGGTCACACACACAAAAAATGTGTGTGTGTTGACAATTTTTATTCCGGATTTATACTTTTTTATTTTCTTTTTTTTTTCTTTTTTTATAGAAAATGAAAATCTTTTTATAAAAATAATTTTTATAAAAAAAAGTTATGTTTTAGAAAATTAATTTTTTTAGAAAAGCAAAAGAAAAAATTAATTTTTAAATAAATTAATATAAATAAAAATGTCAACAACAACGCCATCACCAAAAACATTTATAAAATTCGTAGATAATACGCCTAAAAGCTTTTCAAATTCTAATTTACATAGAGCAGAAATCACTTTTAATTATAAGACTGTAAAAACTAATAATATTACATCTAATAATATTTCAGATATTAAATTAAAAAATATTCCAACTGATATTACTAATGTATCTATTGTATATGGTGTTAACTCTACAGTTTCAAAAACACCAGATACAGATGAAAAAAATAAAATATTTTACCCTGTTTTAACATCAGCTATTATAAATTATGGTGATAAATTAAATTTTTTTTCTAATTTTTCATCTAATGGATTTGCATTAAATTTTACAAATAATAATATATCTGTAACTATTCCTAGTGCAGGTAATTTTTTTACCCCTCCCATACCAGATAATTTTACAGTAGGTATAAAAATAGTTATATTATATAGTATTGATTATAAATATTATGATACATCCTCAACATATGAATATTATCAAAATCAAAATATCTCAAAATATATTGGTATTTTTTAATTAAATTTATTTATATTATATAAAATAAAAAATGTCAACAACAACACCACCACCATCATTTTTAAAATTTAATGCTAATGAAACTGATATTTCAAATATAAAAATAGGTGAAATAATTTTATCGTCACCAACACCTTATAATAATTCTAAGATAAATTTATCAACAAATAATTTTCCTATTACTATACCTAACTTTATAACATTAACAACTGGTACTCAATCTATTGTATTTGATGTAAAAGACAATAAAAGAATAAATATCTTATCAGTTTCTTATTGGGGAAAAAATTATGCATCTTGTCCTCCAAGTTTATTTCGTATTAATTTATTATCTAACCCATCTGAAAAAAATATATCAGAAATATCTTATGAACAAAATGATAATATAAATGATGATAAAAAAGTAGCTGATAAATTTCAAATATTATTTCCATCATCTTTAAGTACTTTTGGCATTGCTGAAACTAGTACTAATACTAGAGCATCTTGCAAAACAACTCCTCCCCCCACACAACAAATAGCAAAAATTGTTATTATGTATACAGAATCATTAAAACCAACTAGTATAACTAGTACACCTACATATGAATATTTTAAATCAATGATAGGAATATTTTAAATTATTTTTTTTATTTCATTAAAATAAATGAGCACTTCACTAAAAAATTTAGAAATTTATGTCAATCAAGAAATATTTATTACACCAACAAAAATTGATGATACACCACAACTTAATATTAGTAAAATTAGTATTAGTACTAATAGTTCAAAATTCACAACATCTGTAGATAATGAAAATAAGGTTATTTCTATTACTCCTTTGACTGATTTTTTTCCTTATCAAATATCATACTGGTATAAAGATTATAATAAATGTCCTCCAAACAAATATAAATTTTACGAATTGAGTTCACTAACATCAAATACTTTTACTATTCAAAATGGTATAATTAAAATATCTAACTTAAAAGATTTATATACACCATTTGTAAGAGCTTGTGAAAATAAAAATAGAACAGTTGCAAAGATTATTATTCTTTATTCAGAAGATCCTATAACATTTTAATTTTTAATTTTATTATAAACTTTATCTTATAATAAAATAAATGTATAAAAAGTCTTTGAAAAAGAGAACAAAAGTAAGAAAATCAATTAAAAGACTTTCAAAAAAGAAATCAATTAGAAAAAGAAGATCGTATAAAAAGAAATCAATTAGAAAAAAAAGAAGATCGTATAAAAAGAAATCAAGACGTAAATATATATATGATGGTGTAAGAGAAACATATTTCAAAAATATTACATCTCTATCAGAAGAAGAAAAAAAGATTATAAATGAAGAAATAAATAATATAATAGATTCAGAAAAAAAGTTATTTAAAGAATCTTTGAATAAAATCGCACTTGAACAACTTAATGATTTTTTTTTAACTTTAAAAAATGATGAAATAGAATTATATAAATATTTAATTTTCAGAAATGAGAAAAAAGAACGTGAAGAAGAGACTTTATTTCATAATTTATGTTTTTACAATTGTTTTGAAACAATAAAAATAATTTGTAAAAAATTAGGTGATAAGAGATTTAAAAATTTATTAAACATAAAAGATAAACGTGGGTATAGTCCAATTTTCTATATTTCAGGTAAAACAACAACTTCTGATACAGAAATATATGAAAAATATAAAGAAACTATAACATATTTATTAGATAAAGATAATAGTATAATAAATCATCAGACAATTTATAAAGAAACAGTATTAATAATATGTTTTTTAAATACTTTACATACAACCTATTTTGAAAAGTTATTTGAATTTGAAACAGATAAAAATAAAAAAGGTATAGAGTTAGTGAAACAAGTTATGAGTAATAATATAGATTTATTTATGTTATTATTATCATATTATAAAAAAGCAAATAATAATAATTATGAAAATATAATTGAACAAATTAAAGCATTTTTAAATAAATTTGATGAATTGTTATATACTGTAAGTGATTCAATAGCAAAAGATCATGATAAAATTAAAAATGAAAAAAGAAAGTTATATTTTAAATATGCGACACTTGATATTGATAATATAAAATCATTTATTATTTATCTAAAAAATGAAGAAGAAAAAGCGATAAAAGATGCTGAAAAAGGCGCTGAAGAAGTAGCTGAACTTCTTATAAAAGAAGAAATCAAAAAAGAGTCAAAGAAAAAGAAAAAAAAATCACCATCTATTTTAGTAAGTTCAAAATTATCAATACCATCACCGCCTATTTTAGTAAGTTCAGAATCATTACCATCATTAGCATTACCATCTACATCAGAGTTACTAACTGGTTATATTGAAACTAATACAAGTAAAAAAAGAATTAAAGGTGTTTTATCAATACCATCACCGCCTATTTTAGAAAGTTCAGAGTCATTACCACCATCATTACCATCACCACCTACATCAGAGTTAATTGGTTATATTGAAACTAATACAATTGAAAAAAGAATTAAAGGTGTTTTATCAATAACATGTTTTTTTAAATTCAATGGTATCGATATAAAATCGATTTCATTACATGGTCTATGGCCGGATGATATAATGGAAAAATATGATCCAAAAACAGATATTTATCTTGATGACATAGATATTGATCGAAATAAGAGTTATAAATTATCTGATATATCATCTAAAACGTATCCATGTTTTAGAAATATTAATAAAAATTTTATTGATTGGTTTGTAAAACATGAATGGGAAAATCATGGTATATATGCTAATAAATATGAAAATATAAATGAATATATTGAAGAATCATGTAATTTAGCGATGCCAATTATAAAATATTTAACAGAATTAAATGAATTAGATTTTAATGAAATGGTAGACAATATAATAAGTAAAAGTCCATTTAAAGAATTTTATAAAGAGGCTGTAGAAACTGAAACATACAAAGATATCAGATTTAATGTGTGTGCTAAATATAATCCAGAAATAAAAAAGTTTAAATGGAAATATTTTAAATTTTAAAAAGTCAAAAAAATTGATTTTTATTTTTTCTAATTTTAATAATAATTGGGCGTGTGAGTGGATTTCGTTTGATCGCGAAATAAAAAAACGTATCTTTGTATTTAAAACGTTTCAAATGTGGTCATTATATATAATAAAACTGAATAGTTTATCATTAATTTAATATCTAAAATGTTTGAAACCATTTAAAGTCTAATATCCGAGACTTGAAAAAAATGGAGTTATATATAATAAGACTCAATAGTTATCATTCATTTAATATCTAAAATGTTTGAAAACGTTTAATACGGTCTAATATCCGAGACTTGAAAAAATGGAGTTATCTGCTTACACAACACTCAGACGAACCGATTTTCTAATCTGAGTGTCCCTTCAATTTAAATCGGTGCAACTTTTAAGATGATATCAGCAATTTTAAAAGTGAAGAACATCCGCTGGTTATTTTCTTAATTAATTTACGACTGCTAATAAAGGAAATATAAAAAAACCATGTCGTTAGCTTTATAATAATTACGATAATATTGTGAAGTGAATTTTTTTTCGTAGATGGATAAAACCATCTTAAAAATACTAAATCATATGATTTAGTATTTAATTTTTATAAAAAAATTTAATGTTTGTAAATAATTTTAATATTAAAACGTTTTTCTGTGTTTTTAATTGAATCGCGTAGAGAAGGTTTATTCCATAAAATCCATTTACTCCAAAATCCAGCACTTTTAATTCCCGATTTAGTCCAATTTTCATTTGATTTATGTCTAGTTTCATATCTTTTTTTTCTATTAGGGTCATGATGAACTTCATAACTTAAATATGGCGAAGAACCAAAATGAATAGTCTTTGAACCTATTGTTACCATATATTTTTTATCAGGATGACTTGATTTTCTTAATATAATTATATTTTTACTACTACGAGACCTTTTTTTAGATTTTTTAGAACGTTTACTTTTAGAATTCATATTTATTAAAAATAATATAATTTAAAAATAAAAAATTTAATATATATGAATTATTTGAATCAATTTAATTTAATTATGAATTCTTTGAATCTTCCAATTGAGCTTATTTATCTTATTAGAGAGTTTATGTTTGGAACACCTAAACAAATATACAATAGTGTTGTTGCGAATATCAAGTATTCCCCCATGTATTTAGATATGGACGATGGACTGCCAACATTTTTATTGATGCTTACTAATAGATATAGTGGATTTCAATGTAGATTTTCGCATTTTCAGAAACCAAGTATCTCAAGAATAATCTTTGATCATATGAAATATAACAAACTGTGTAAGAATATGCGAGCATCGATTAGATCTGATAAAGACACTATTGTAGCAGTTTCAGATGATTTGATGAATCAATATATCCTTAGATATATTGAATATGGACGCATGTAGATATTTATGTGATGGTTTCAATTTAAGGAAAGGAACTCTTTCTAAATTTTGAAAGCTTCTCTTTGCAAAAATGTTATTTTAATTTTATCAACAAACTTTTCAGTAGAACATTTTTTACAACTAAAAATGAAAATCAAATTGAAAGATAATTAAACTAACTACGACACGTATGTTAAACTAATTGGTACATGTTCGACATTAATAAATGAAAAAATAGTGTTTTCCAGATCGCTAATAGGTGATATACTCGTAATATAATGTTTTATTTCATTTTTTTTGCGCATGTGAAGTTTATAAAATTCATCATTAATTTTTTTAAATGCCATTCTTTTACTAATTTCGTATATTAATACTCCATCAATGAAATAAGATATATAACAATCATTAAATCCACAATAAAAAAATTTATATTGAAGATTTACATTATTTAAATTTGATCTGTGTTTTTCAACAGAATAATTATCATCGATTTCAGATACGAAACTATAAATATTATCTTTAACATTCTCAATAGACCCTAAATCACCATAAATATAACATAAATTTACAATAATTTCGAACCAATTATATTCATAACAATCTATATTATTCAAAACACGATTAAGTTCGCGATTACAAGTATTAAAATCCATCATATTGAAAAGTTAAAGAAAAAAAATAATAAAAAATCATTTTAAAATTTGATATAATAAAAATAAATGTTAAAAAGAATAATTTCATATTTTTTGTTTTTTTTAAACATTAATGAAGTTCTCGCACATGGTAGAATGACTATTCCACAACCTAGACTAACATATCTTAATGCAGGGCTTAATGCACCAGTTTTCACGTGTTTAGGACCTACATTTCAATCATCTTCAACATCAATGAGATGTCATAATTCACCAGCTGGTGCAGTTTTAAATACTTACAATGCTGGAGATACAATACAAGTTCAGTGGACACTTGAAGCACCTCATCCAGGAGATTGTTCTATATGGTTATCATATGATGCAAATGTGGATGCGCCACAAAATTGGATTAAACTCAAAGATTTTCCAGGTTGTTTTTCGCCAACAGGTATTGACCCGCCTTTTGGACTGCAAACAGTTTCTTTAACATTACCTTCATTTCTTCCATCATGTGAACATTGTGTTCTAAGATGGGAATGGTATGCTGTTCAACTTGTTTCTAATGTAGAATTCTATGTAAGTTGTGCTGATATTAAGATTGTAAATAATTTTAATAATAATTGTCAATTACCACAACCGACAACAATTATTAATGGAATAGAACATTTATTAGTTAATTTGAATGATCCGAAACAAAGAGGATGTCCGTTTTACAATGTGTATGATATTAATTTTAGACCTCCATTAAATACACGTTCGAGAGGACCAAAAGAATGGATTCCTACATGTAATAATATGCCAACGGAAATACCACCAACTCAACCACCAGTCGTAATTTATCCATGTACTAATGTTAATTGTGGAGCAAATGGTTCGTGTAATAATGGACAATGTATTTGTGTGAATGGATATACAGGTAATAATTGTGAGATAGCGCCAATTGTTCAATGTAATGTGAATTGTAGGATATTAAATAGACAGAATTGTTTGATCAATGATGTATGTAGTAATTGTTTTACAGGTTTTTTAGGAACAGCATCTGGAAATGATTTATGTAAAATATCTTGTCCAACTAATTGTGGAATGTTAAATAGACGTTCATGTACATCTCCTAATGTATGCGGGGTATGTTTAGATGGATTTACAGAACCAGCATCATTAAATAAGATGGATAGTTGTGTTTCAACTGCTGGAAATATAGCAAATGGTGATATATCTTTATCTGTAACGTCTCAATGGAAAAATGGTTTTTGTGGTAGATGGGTTCTGAAATGTCCTGTTAATAGACAAATCTCATTTATTGTACCAGATACTATTTCTAATTTGAAAGCATGGAATATATTGAATCTACAAAAAATAGGAAATAAAATTATTGGAAATTGTCCTCTATTTACTCAGATTGGACAAATTACGCGCGGAGGATTATGTGCGTCTCATAGTCTTGGACATAGAGTAGTATCTTCAATAAATGGATTTTATTTTGATAAAATGTTAAGAAATAGAATTTTAAATGATGATATAGATACAAATAATTATCAAAACGTTTCTTTATTTATGAATATAAAAACGGATAATTTAGATATAACAGAATATGATGCGATAATGAATACTGTATTGATTAATTCATATGGAACATCTATTGACATATTAAATAGTCAAATAAATGTTGAAAATAATGGAATTGATGTATCTGCAAAGATTATATGTAATTCTAAAATGGAATTTGATAGTGCTTTGTTTTTACATTTAAATGAAATTAATTCGATGATGGTTGATGAAAATTTGTTTTATACAGATCCAATAATCTATGATGAAGGAGATAATCAAATAAATAGCGCTTTAAGATTAAAAAATAATTTGATTTATATTACAATTATTCTAATTTTCTTTTTTTAATTTTGATTTTTAAAGAGATGAATTTTATAGAATAGGACAAGTGCTCGAGAGGTCTATGAGGATCGACTTAATATCGATTGTATTCGTACTCGTGGGTTCGAACCCCACCTTGTCCAAATTTTTTTTATACTTTTAGTATAAAAAAACTTACTACAAGAGTTGAACTTGTATCTTTGGATAGATAATAATCTAGTATAAATCAGTTAATTATCTTGTTTCATTAGATGAAATGTCGTATAATTCTAATTCACGTAATTAATTATTAATAATCAACCTGAGTCTTGCTATTTGAAGCAAGTAAATAGTATGCAAGACAACGTAGTTATTATCCTACTCGATTTCATAATATAATTAATTAGATTACTAAACTTAACCAACGTTCTTACCAGTTGAACTAAGTAAGCGATAGTGCTTATTTTTTTTTAATATATAAAGTTAGGTATTATTTTTATTTTACTCTGAAAAATAAAAATACAGATCCTTTTTTACAAAAAAAAAATAGATTTTTATATCCGCCTGTATAGCTCAGTGGTAGAGCGCGTGTCTTTTAAATACGTGGTCGTGGGTTCGACCCCCACTACAGGCTTTTTTTGTTTATATAATTTTTTCTTAACGAAATACAAAAAAAACTTACTACAAGAGTTGAACTTGTATCTTTGGATAGTAAACAATCTAGTATAAATCAGTTAATTATCTAGTTTCATTATATGAAATGTCGTATAATTCTAATTCACATAATTCATTAGTGTTTATTTAATAATGAATTAGATTATTCACTTAACCAACGTTCTAACCAATTGAACTAAGTAAGCGATATCGCTTCTTTTTTTTTAATATATAAACCTTTGCATTTTACTATGAAAAATAAAAATACAGATCTTTAAATACAAAAAAAATTGAGTTTTGTATATCCGCCTGTATAGCTCAGTGGTAGAGCGCGTGTCTTTTAAATACGTGGTCGTGGGTTCGACCCCCACTACAGGCTTTTTTTTGTTTTATATTTATCATTTACGCGTGTTTAAATACAAAAAAAATAAATATGTATATAAGTTAATATCATGCTTGTTTAGTTTAGTGGTTAGAACATTGGTCTTATGAGCCAAAGGTCACGAGTTCAATCCTCGTAACAAGTATATTCTCCAATGTGGTGTAACGGTTATCATAGCAACTTTTCACGTTGTTGATCCGGGTTCGATTCCCGGCATTGGAATTTTTTTGTCTGTCATTTTTTTACAGTAAAAAGTAAAAAAAAACTTACTACAAGAGTCGAACTTGCATTTTTGGATAGTAAACAATCTAGTATAAATCAGTTGATATTCTAATTTTTAGAAGAAATTTCGTATATTACTAATTCACATAATTCATTTGTTTTTTAGTAATGAATTAGATTATTCACTTAACCAACGTTCTAACCAATTGAACTAAGTAAGCGATAGTGATTATTTTTTTTAATATATAAATTTACGTATTATTTTTTTTACTCTGAAAAAGAAAAATACAAATCCTAAAAAAAATATTATATTTAAAATATATTTTTTGTATATTTTTTGTTATTTCTCATATTTTTCATGAATGAATTTAAAAGAATACGTTTTTGTTTTTCGTTCATAAAAGAGTTTTCTTTTGATAATCTATTATTAAGTAAATCTAATAATTCTAAAAAAATTCTACAATTTTCATTATTATTAATTTTTAGTATGTGCGCAAGTCCAAAATCAATAAAAGATATCTTATTTTCTTTATTTACAACAATATTATTTATATTAAATTCCGGATAATAAATATCTTTTAAATTAAAATCATCAAAAATTTTAGTTATTTGTACTTTGTAATCATTTGGTAAAACAAAATTTTCTTTTAGAGAGATACCTTTAAATTCTTGAATTATAATTAAATTTTCATTGTTGTAATCCAAAGTCGGATTTATCTTTTTTAATAATTTGATTTCTTTATTAAAAATTTCCATTATTTTATTATGATTATCATTAATCCATCGTAATCTTTCATTATAAACCTTAAAAATTTTATCACCAACCATATAAACACTTGATGTAGAACCAAAATTAAATGCTTTAATTATTAGATTATCATTGTATTTATTATGAAGTTTGAAAGAATATAAGATAAAATCAATTTCACCAATCATATGTAGAATAAAATTACTTACGTTATTACCTTCTTCTTTAATAAAATGATGTACTATTTTCTTTATTTTATGAAACAAATTTGGATATTTTTCATCTTTATATTGTAATTTATCATTTCTAATATCAAATTTTTCATTAAGATCTCCAAAAATATTATTATATATAATATCTTCTATGATTTTATTAGCTATTGATTTATTATATTGATCATTTTCTGTTAGAATAGAATTCGTGATAATTAGAATTTCACTTTCAAGTTCTTCAATATCTTTAACAAGCGATAAATACACAGGGGTATTGTAGATAATGTGTAAATTATTTTGTATATTTGTTATAAAATTTTTTTGAATTATAGTATTTGAAATATTATAAATATTTAATTTATTATGTAATTTACTTAGTAAAATATCTATTTGGTCAGTAATTGGATACAAATTCTGAAATATTTTATCAAAACAGTCATTACGAATAATATAGAAATGTAAATGATAAAAAATGTCATTAAATTTGTAATAATTATTTTTATGATTATTATGTTTTGGTTGTGAATTAAAACAAATAATATCCCAATCATTAGGGATATTGTTTAAATAATTTTGAATATTACTTATACCTTCAATCGATATATCATCTTCACAAATTATTGTATATTTTTCAAAATTTAGATATCCGTGTATCATAGCTTTCACATGTGAACAGTAACAAGCTAATGGTGCAGATTGAATTAATATATTAGTATCGTTAGGTTCAGAAAAATCATTAATTGTTATATTACCATTTTTTATCTCTGTATTAAACTTTCGCAAGAAATCAATAACAAAATTAATATCTTTTTCAAATTGTTTTATATCTTTCCAGTATGTCGCATCAAAATGCGTGAAAGTTCCGATAGGAATAGTTAATTTTTTAAGTTCTTCTTTAGCAGAATTAAATCTAAATATATCCTTCTTTAGATTCAAAAGAATACAATTTATACTTAATTGTTCAGTAAAAAAATATTGGAGAAGTTTAATTAAATCAATTGTATCATTTGATTCTATATTTTTATTATTTAGAAAAGGTGAAATAGAAGCATCTTCATTTTTTGATTGAAAATGATTTGTAATAGATTCAATTAATTCTTTCGGACAATCGTCTGTTGGAATAAGTAAACCATCTTTATTTTTTTTAAGATGAATACTAGGTGCATAATTAAATCTAGTCAAAATATGTTCACGAAGGTCATACTTTCTGCTATTAATACTCCCGTGATAATAATGTCTGATTATACCTGGGATATAACCGATTCTACAACCTTTTACACGATTTTCAAATTCTTTTAACGATTTTTTGTAATCATCTGATACATCGCTTGGTAATGCTGAAGCGTAATTAGAAAGAAAACATGACGACATTTGCATATCACCATCACCAGTAATAGCATATTCATATAATCCACCCATTTTTTCATAAAATTTACGAGTGCAAGCCCATGCGAATCCAGGATGCCAATATGAATTAATATCTTTTATTCTATTACTTCTACTTGTTTTTTTTACATGTTGAAATCCAAGTCCAGTTAATAAAAGTTCAGTATCACCATTAGCGTCCATAAAAACATTATGACTAAATAATTGAACAATATCTTTACATCCATTTAGTACTTTTAACGTATCAGTAGCCCAAGTGGGACTATCAAATTCAATATCAGCATCAATCCAAGCAACTGCTTTCCAATTAGATGGTAATAATTTTTTAATTCCAATATTTATCATATTTTCTTTATGCCATATAGGCGCATCGGATGAACGCAATCTCAGATGTTTATCGTTTGAAAGTTCAGTTATGTGATAATCTTGAGAAAAATAAGCTAGTTCAACAATATAAAGAATAACATTAGTTTCGTCTTTCATACGACGAATGAATTCTTTTGTAAGAATATATCTAATTGCATAATTACACGGATTCGATAAAACTATAATAACATGTAATTTATCTTCAATAGGATCATTATTTAATATAGCTTTCTTTATGTCATTTTCATTATATTTTATATTATCAATTTCAATATTATTAATTATCGTCATATTTTGTTTATTTACAATTTTTTTTATTAATAAAAAAGAAATATAAAGTTTAGAAAATACTAAATAAATGATAAAAAATAAATTAGAGATTATTAATGATATAAAAGGCGATTATTCTTTTTATGCAACATATATTTATAATAATAGATGTTTTTTTAATATCAAACGACTTGACTGTGAAAATGATGGTATTGAATCTATTATTTTACGAATTTATGATGTGAAAGAAAAATATAATTTTGAAGATATAAAATTAGAATCAAGAAAAGAATTAGATTTTACATTTAATATTTTTACAAAAATGTTTCTTGAGATGATTGATTATAATTATCAACAAAAAATTCCAAAAATTATTATTCAAACATCCAAATACGATAAAAATATTAATCAAATTCATAACAATGTAATAAATACATTAATTGAATTAAATCCTGAATATGAATATAATTTTTTTACTGATGCGCAGAGAAGAATTTTTATATGTGATAATTTCGATGAAAACGTATTAAAAGCATATGATACATTAATACCTGGAGCATTTAAAGCTGATTTATTTCGTTATTGTTATTTATATATACATGGCGGGTGTTATTTTGATGATAAAACCATTATTAGAAAACCTTTAAGAGATATAATAAGAAATGATGATGAATTATTATTATGTATAGATTATGAATTTAGAAATTCAAATAATAGAAGACATGGTAATAGTTATTTGAATTCAATAATTATGACTGTTGAAAAAAATGATAATATAAAAATTCTTATATCTGAATGTGTGAATAATATATTATACAATCAAGACAAATTTTATAAATTAATGGAAAATAATGTTGTATGTGATATGCTTCTTTTAACAGGTCCTCGTTTAGTTTTTGAAGTATTAAAAAATAGAATTACAGATAATAATTTACGTTTTAAACATATTATAAAAGAACATAATAGAGGAAATTATAAAAATTTTATGATAATAGATATTGATACAAATGAATTAATTTTTACAAAATCACATTGTAAATATTTTGATCAACAACATTATAGTTTTTTATGGTTGAATAAAAATATTTTTATAAAATAAATTCTTTATATCGAATTTATTTTAAGTTAGGAATTATTTTAGAAAACACCTAAAAAAAATTGATTTTTCCTTTTTGCTTTCTAGAAAAAAAATACCTCCTGTCTTCAAGCCGTCTCTGAACCATGAAAACTGATATGATTGCTGTAGCTGAAAACGTTGACATCAATAAATATGATGACATAGTTTATCATCTATTCACAAGCATGAAAGAATTCATGACTGATTTGAATTTAATATTTGCGATGATTTACCACATTCTTTACGAATTAGTGATAGGTTTCTTAGTTTTTTTAGAAGGAATATTTCAGATACTTGTATCGCTATTAAACTTGGTAATGATAGTTTACTATCTATCAAAAGTTGTGAAACTCTTAGATAAAATATTCACAAATGCGTTAATGGTTGTATGTTTTTCATTCTTATTGGTCAGAATCATTGTGATTCATAATTTTAATTATTTTTGTAAGCGCGTAAATAAATATATTTAAGTTTTAAAAATAAAATTGATTTTTATAAAATAATATTTAAAGACATAGTAGATATATTCAAATAATAATGACTGATAATAAGAAAGTTAAGAGTAAGAAGAGTAAGACTGTAGTTGAGGGTCCAAAGAAGAATTTGTCTGCGTATTTACATTTTTGCAAGGATGAGAGAATTACTATTAATGGTGAAACTAAGAGCGATGGCTCAAAGTATGAGAACAAGGATATTGTAAGTGAAATGGGTGCTAGATGGAAGAGACTTAGCACAGAAAATCCGGATAGACTTGAATATTATAGAACTGTTGCGAAAGAAGACGAGCAGAGATACAAGACTGAATCAGCTGTCTTTAAGGAATCACAAGTGCAAGTTGTTGCACCTAGTGAGGAAGTTGTTGTTGAGGAAACTCCAAAGAAAGTTAAGTCATCTACAAAAAAGACTGATGCACCAAAGAAACCAAAGAATACCAAGAAAGCAAGAGATGATGTAGATGAAGATCTTCTTGTTGATGAAGATGATAGCCCACCTGAACCCGTTCAGGTTGTTTCTGAACCTAAGGTAGAGATTGCTTCTGAGCCTGAAGTTTCTGAACCTAAGAAAGTAGTTAAGAAAGGCGGAAAGAAGGGCACAAAGACGAAGTAAAAATATTCAAAAAAAAATTGATTTTTATAATTACCTAATTATAAAATTTTTCAATTCCTTGATATTTATACCTGATATGATCTATAACAACGATATGTATTACGAAGAAGATATGATGACTTATGTCAATGATCATATGAATTATGATATGAATTATGATGACGATGACAACAATTCTAGTTGTATCGTACGTCCTTCTGCCTTACAGATGGCAATCAATTACCGTCTTGAAAAAGAAAGAAAAGAACAAAAGTTAAAGGAAATCGAGTTAGAGGAAAAGAAGAACAGAGAAGAGACTGAGCAATTTAAGAAAGTTGTATCATCACGCTTGAACTGGCTCAACAACAACATTTCTACTTCTGTTGTTAATAATAAAAAGCATAATGATGCTGAGTACCCAGATTTATTGTCATCTCTACAAAAGAAACAAGATGATGATTCTTGGACACAAGTAAAAGTTAAGACAAAAAAACAGCCATCAGACAATGAGAAACAACCTGAAAACACAAACATAAAATCAAAGATGTGTAATAAGGGTACTGAATGCAAAAGAGGTTCTAAGTGTGACTTTGCTCATACTAGATATGAGTTGAAACCTCTAGATTGTTTTTATGATAATTGTAAGAACGTTCGTCTTGTTAAAGACGGTAAATATATAAATAAATATGGTAAGTGCGAGAGACTACATAGGGGAGAGACCATGGCTAGTTATTACATTCGAAACAATCTAAGAGAGAATATGACAATCGATGAAATAAATAAATTGTATGGAGAATACATTGAAAATTCAAGAAAGATTACATCAGATCAATTAAAGATGATCGAATCACTTCCATGTAATAAATACATATTGATAAACGAGATTGCATTCTTTGGGAAACAAAAGGAGGTTTTGGAGAAGAAAGTTAACGACAACTCCCGTCAACAACAGAAGTATGTAAAATTTATCAAAAAAGTAGATTACTATAAACAACCACGTGTGACTGGCGGAGATGTTATCGCATCGAGTAAAAAGATAAAATATGTAAAAGAAGATGCAGACAAAGTTTATATTAAAGAAAAAAATAGACTATTGAATGAGATTAAGTCTCTTAAGACATACATCACATCTGATGAGAGAGCATTAGATCGTATAAAAAGCAATAAATATGATGCTGGATACATCAAAAAGCGTGAAGATGAATTAAAGAATAAGATGAAAAAGTTGAAAGAACTTGAGAAGGAGTTGAGCGAATTAAAAGTTAAGAAAGAAGAAGATACTATTGAAGACGATGCTGTTTTTGACGAAGTCATCGAAGAAGTAGTTGAAAAGAAAGAAGAAGTAGTGGTAGAAAAAGATGAAATTACAATTACAATCATCTCTAATACGAAAAGAGAAGATGAAAAGGTTGTAATTGTGATACCGGAAATAATTATTCCAACGGTTGCTGTAGATGATGTAGTAGATGAGAACAAATGGAAACTTGTTGCGAAGAAAGAACGCAAAACTAGCGTATCGTCAACACCTTTATCTTCTATATCTAAAATTACCACAACATCAGCAGTATCTTCTTCTCTAATTAAAACACAAATGTGTAGATCGGTGGAAAATAAAACACCATGTCCTCATGGTAAAAATTGCAGATATGCTCATAAAAAAGAGGAGTTAGTACAAAAGCCAAAAATTGGGTCAGTATTAGTTACTAAGACTCAGATGTGTAAGTCAATAACACAGAATATTGCTTGTCCACATGGAGCGAAATGTCGATACGCCCATAATTTCAGTGAATTGAAAGTTCAGGATTGTTCATATGGAAAAGAATGCAAAATGGTTAATTTTGTTTCTGGAGAATATAGAAACAGTAATAATTATAAAACATGTTGTTACAAGCATCCTGGAGAAACTAAGACAAATTTTATGAAAAGAAATAATTTTTAATGTAAACCGCTAAATAAACACATATTTTAATTTTAATAAATAATAATTATTAAAATTAACAGTTACTTTCATAAAAAATGAATAATAAATATATTTTTAAACATTTTTAGAGGGTTATACCAGGATATGTACCATAACCATTTAATTTTCTAACATATCCATTTTCTCCCCATCCACCATAAATTTTTAACCTATCCGGTGACCATTGACTAACATAAGGCCACGAACCAGCTTTACCTAGACTCAATGTATTAAGGGTTATATCAGCAGTACCATCTAATATTCTATTAATTAAATCTACCCCTTCTTTTGTCAATCTACTTCCATTAAAATTTAAAAAACCATCTATATTAGCACCAATATTTATTTGAACACCATTTAATGTAGTAAGACCATATATAGTAGCACCCTCATTAGCAGTTAAAGCACCTTTATTTATAGTAACACCCGAATTAGCAGTTAAAGCACCACCACTAATAGTAGCACCACCACTAATAGTAGCACCCGCATTAACAGTAGCACCCGCATTAACAGTTAAAGGACCACCTCTGATAATAGTTTCACCTGTTAAATAGTTTTTACCATCAGTTGCATTTAAGTGAGTATTACCAAATGAATTACTGTTGTTATATTTAAATTTTTAGTAGTAGTTTGTCCTGTTACAGTTAAATTGTCTGCTATACCTACTTCTTTAACACCACTAACATTAGAAGATGTATTTCCATAAATCATTAATTTTTTATTTAAATCAGTATCATTACTAATTTCAGATGTATTATTACTTGACATTGCTTGATAATTTTTTGTTAAGAATATGTTTCCTATATTATTTAAAGAACCATTTGATATAATATTTCCATCAATATCAATATTACTTGTTCTTGAAAAAAAATTTGAACTTTTAAAAAAATTTAATTCTTCGGGTTTTAACATTCTTTGATAAATATATAGTCCAATAAGATCATAATCTGTTACATTTGGTATATAAGGTGGCGTTGCATTTACATTTGTAAATTCATACGATCCTTCTATTCCTAAACTAATTGATGTCGATAAAATTTTGTCAATTTTAAATCCTGTATTTGTCGGAGAATAAGTTTTATTTAGAAGAATTTGTTCTGTTTGCATATTTTCTATATAAACAAGCAAGTTTTGACTACTATTTACAAATATAATAGTAAATTTTAACCATTTATTTAATTCTATTTTATATTCTGTTTTAAAAATATAACCTTGATTGCTTGATATATTAATATATAATAAATCATTATCACCTTTATACATACTAATTGTTTGTCCAGAAAAAAATGTAGGTTTAGAAATATTAAAAAATGCATTATTAGTAGTACTTAAACTATTTATTCGAATCATTTGTATTATTGTAAACCCATCAGTATTAATCCAATTAAAATCGTTATAAGGAAAAATTAAAAATTGACAATTCGGATATTTTTTTCCTGCATTACTAAAATTTATATATGGAATATTATCTGAAAAAAAAGTAGGTTGTCTATCAGGAATTGATTGAACAAAACCATTCCAATTAAATACTTTATTTCCATTTGAATATGGGATAATTCTTGAATCTAATTGAACCAAAGGATTCGATGGTAATTGAATATTATTTCTTATTTTTAATGTTTCTGTTGTTAAATTAGTAAAATATCCGGTAGTACCTGTTAAACCACCCATAGTTCTTAATGTATCTGAAAAATAGCCAGATGTTCCTGTTATTCCAGCATTAGCAGTTAAAAGATTATTATTTATAGTAGCACCATTATTTATCGTAGCACCACCCATTATACTCAATTGATTTGAAAAATAACCTGTTGTGCCTGTAATACCACCCATTGCACTTAATTGGTTTGAAAAGTAACCTGATGTTCCTGTAAATGTACCACCATAAAAGTTTGCACCTGTAATACCTGTGCCTGTAATACCACCCATTGCACTTAATTGGTTTGAAAAGTAACCTGATGTTCCTGTAAATGTACCACCATAAAAGTTTGCACCTGTAATACCTGTGCCTGTAATACCACCCATT